GTGCGATTAGGTGCATGGGGGTGCCGGCGGCTTGTGCCTTGCGGACGGCCTGGAGTTGGAAGAACGACGGCCGGGCGACGAGCGTTCGCCGCTGTCCCTGATCCACGCGATCCACGGGGCGTGCGTTACCCGCTGACCCCGCTGCTGGCGGTGGCGGTCTGTGCTGTGATGGCCGGGCGTCGCCGTTCGCCCCGATCACCGATTAGCTGCACGACCTCGACGACCAAGCCCAGCAACGGCTCGGGTTCACCGCAGGAGTGCTGGTCGGAGCACCGCAGGAGTGCCGGTCGGGAGCACCGTCTGGCGGATCCTGACGCGCCTGGACGACACGCTGCGCGGCACCGTCCTCGCCAGCTGGCTGCGCACCCGCACTCCCGTCAAGGTGACCTCGCCTGGGCGGTACCGCACGGTCATAGCCATCGACCGCAGAACGCTGCGAGGCGCCCGAGGAGGTGGCGGCCGCCAGGTGCATCTGCTCTCCGCGCTGGACACCACCACCGGGATCGTGCTTCGGACCCGACCGCCACCTACAAGGGACTGCAAAACGGCTCTGTCTCATATTCGATCCGTAACGCCGACCCGGCCGACAAAGCCGAGGTCTACCGGCAACTCGGACCCCGACTGAACTACCAGCCGGAAACGCAAACGGTGCGCGCTGAAGTCGATCTCAGCGCACACCGTGGGGTTATCGTTCGTGTCCGAGGGGGGACTTGAACCCCCACGAGTCGGACCGCTGACCTGCGGCAATCCTATCGGCCCTGCTCAGCTTGTGTCTACTCGTTCTCCATTGTGGCCGCTTGTAGCCCTCTGTTCCCCGCCGTGATCCCGCCGGGATCACCGTTGATCTTGCCCACACGAAGGGGGCCGGCCCAGCGGACCGACCCCCAGCTGTACGGCTACGGTCGCTCAGCGACCCCGTGCACCGTGTCGGCCGCGTCGACCGGCACCTCTTCCCACATCCAGTGGCCGCCCATCACAACGTACCGGCCGTGCTCGTCCGGCTCGATGCGCAGGTCCTCCTCGCCGAGCGCCTTGCGCTCGACCACGATCACGTCGCCTTCCCAGCGCATCGGCGGCACGTCCTGGTCCAGGTACCGCTCCAGCTTGTCGCCGGACAGCCCCGAGTGCGCCAGCAGCACCCGGTTGTGCCGTCGGGACATCTCCTGGTCGGTCACGATCGCCTCGGCCACCTCGCGGGTGCAGGACCACACCGCCCAGCCGTTCCACCGCTTCACCAGCGTGCCGGCGTACGCCGACTCGAACCGGCGGCCACCGTCGTAGGGGTACTCCAGCCACTCCCCCGAGAAGTACCCGGACTCGCCGGGCTGGAGCGTCACATCGAAGTCGAGCGGCACGCTCGCCTCCGGTCGGTCAAGAGTCAGTTCCACGTGAACTCCTTCGTCGTCAGAACAAGGTCGCTGCCGGCGTTTCGCGCCGCCGGTCCAGCTCGCGTACTTCGTTGCCGGTCTGGTCTTCCCACCACGCCGCGAACATGCGCCGGTGGCACCAGTCGTCCGGCGGCGGCACGTTCAGGTCGCAGAAGCACAGCAGGACCAGGCGGTCACTGCCGGCCGCGTCCGCGATCTCCGCCAGCTGCTCGGAGATCAGGTCCACCCCGGCGGCCTCCAGCCGCTCCAGGTAGATGTGCCGGTACGGCCCCTCCTGCATCCGCAGCATCCCGTACGTCGGCGCGAGGAGCCGGGCGAACCCGGCAACGTCGTACGGCAACTGGAACCGGGGCTTCCCGACCGTCGTCCGGACGGGCGCGCCCTGGTCGGGCCTGAACCGCTGGTAGCGGTTCGTGAACAGCTGCAACTCAACCTCCATGTTGAGGCTCTTCGTGGTCGTCGTAGAGCTTCCCGATCAACGGGACCAGCTCGTCCAGGTGAGCGCCCAGCGCGTCCAGCGCGGACGCGACCACCGACGGCGGACCGTGGACGGTCAGCAGCTCCAGCCACTCGATCGGCTCGCCGTTCCCGGCGTCCGCCCGCTGGCTGTCCGGCAGCGGCGGCAGCGGCATCTTCGCCGTCGCCTCCACCATCGGCACGTAGATCCCGCCCTCGTGCCTCAGGATCACGCTCACGCTGCTCCTCCCATCGCTAACCGCTTTCGGCGGCACTTCGGTCCGACCCGCTCGGCGCGGGCCCGCGGCGTCCGCAGCGGACGTCCGCAGTCCTCGCACTCCACGGGCTCCTCGTCGGGGCTGGCCGCCACCTGGTCGGTCATCGGCTACCTCCCTCCTCGCAGCCGGGCGGCGATCCCCCGGCACCATCTGCGGTCGACCCCGAGCCGTTCGGCCACCTCGTCGGCGCTGTAGCCGTCGACGAGGTACCTCGTGGCCAGGGTCGCCACCCGGTCGTCGACCGGCGGGGCGTCCGCCGGCGGCCGGGTCACCATCGGCCGACCCCGGCGCGGCGGCGGCTCGCCCCCCGTCTCGCGCCGGGTGGCGCGGGCCCGGGCCAACGCCCGGTCCCGCGCCGTCTGCGGCTCGTCGACCACTACGCCGCGGCCTTCGCCCGGTTCTGGCCCTTGTCCGGGGCCGGCATCGGCACCACCGCGACGACTTTCTGCCGCTCGGCCATCCACTGCCCGCCGACCCGGGCCAGCCGCTCGACCAGCTCGTCACGCAGCTTCGCCGCGCCCTCGACGTACTTCTCCAGGTCGTGCAGGACCCGGCGGGCCAGCGGGTCGCCGGCCTCGGCCTCCGCCTTCGCCCGCGGGAGCAGGTACCGGTGGTGGGCGGCCAGCTCCATGTCGGCGACGTCGCAGGCGAACGCGATCCCGCGCACCTCGGCGCCCTTGTGGATCGCGTCGACCACGGCCTCGGCCAGGTCGCGGGCGTCGCGCTCGTCCAGGCGCAGCCCGATGTCCTTCCCGGCTGCGAGGAGCACGGCGGCCGCCGTCTCCCGCACCGCCAGGTAGCCCGGCAGGGCCGCCTTCACCTGGCGAGCTTGCTCCTCGTGCTGGGCGTTCCGGCTCATCCGATCTCGCCCCTCACCATTCGGTGGCCGCAGTCGAGCATTGCGGCCGTACAGCTTGCGGGCACACTCGTCCCCTCTCCGTTCGGTTTACTCCGGCAGCTTCGCTGCCCTGACTTCCGTGACGAGCGCCGGACCGGCGTGGGTGCCGAACACCGCGCGTCGGGCGACCCGGAAGGTCGCCGGTCCGAGCGGGACCGCGTTCAGCATCCACGCCTGCCGGTACAGCTCGGCCTGCACTCGCCGCATCGACTGTCCGAGGCGGGCCGCCCGGACGGCAGCGGCCACGCCCACAGGGCCGTGACCACTCGCCTCGCACCGATCGCCTCCAACAGCCGGGGGGTCGTACACAAACATTGTATCGAACAGGACACGTACGGTCAAACTGCGACCGTATAGCCTGCGGGCACAGCGAGGCCGCCTCACAGGTTCAACGCCCGCCGCTGGTCGTCGGAGAGCACCGCGCGGGCCTTGTCCACCAGCGGCCCCCCGTCGCAGGCCAGGCACAACACCACCGCGTCCCGGTCGGCCCGACGCACGCGGACCCGGCCGCGCCGGCAGACCCCGCACGGTGGCAGGTCGATCGGCCCGACGACCGGCATCAGGGCGCTCCACACGAACAGCCGTCCACGCCCGGAGCATACGCATTCCCATTGCGCCCGCACAGGTATCGCCGGGACGCGGGAGGCCCCGCGGGTCAGCCCGCGGGGCGTCCACTGTCACCGGCCCCTCGGCTCAGTGCTGGCATACCGGGCAGAACCCGGCCTCGTCGACCGCGTTGGCGTGGCCCTCCCAGGTGCAGTTCGGGTCCACCTTGATCGGCCCCGTCGACGTCACGTCGACCACCTCCGTCGGGATCACCACAGCCTCCGGGTCCAGCTCCACCGTCACCGACGCCGCCAAGGCCTGCGCCTTGCGTAGCTTCGCCGACACCTTCCCCGCCGCCGTCCGCAGGTGGTCGACCCGCTGCCGGTACGCCGCCACGCCGCCGTCGGCGCCCGCGAGGACCTTCGCCAGCTCCTCCGCGTCCATCGCCGCCAGCTCGGCCAGGATCTCGCCGGCCGCCGCCAGGCGGTCGATCTTGCTCGTCACCTTCTTCCGCTTGGCGACGACCTCCGCCTGCTTCTCCTCGCTGTGCTCTTCCTCGTCGATCTGGAAGAACCCCGCCTGCTCCTCAGCCAACTTGCACGCCTTCGCGAACTCCTCGGCGTCCCGCGCCGACCTGAACTCACCCCGCGCCCACTTCACCAGGAACCGCCGCTGCTGGTCGGCCGACAGCCGGCACACGTACCAGGCGACGCCCACCTGCAGCTGCCCCTTGGCGACGAGCTGCTTCGCGTCGTCGATCAGCCCGAGCAGGTCGATCCGCCACCCGATGTACGGCTGGCTCTTGCCGAACAGCTCGGCGATCCGCTCCGTCTCCCAGCCGGCCTGCGCGAGGCGCTGGTAGGCGGCGGCCTCCTCCATCGGCGTCATGTCCTGCCGGTTGACGTTCTCAGCCACCTGCGCGATGAACGCTGTCTCGTCGTCCATCTCCCACACCATCGCGTGCAGCTCCTCGATGCCGCCCTGCTGGGCGGCCCGCCAGCGCCGCTCGCCGACGACCAGGCGGTACTGGCCCGCCTTCGTCGTCTTGCGCACGGCGACCGGCTGGAGCTGGCCGAGCTTCTGCATCGACGCCGCCAGCTCGGCCAGCTCCTCCTCGGTGAACTGCTTGCGCGGCTGGTCCGGGTCCGCCTCGATCTTGGCGACCGGGATGGTCCGCACCACCGGCCCCTTGTTGCCCTTCGCCGGCCGCTTCGCGGTAGCAGTCGCGGTCATCGCTTCCTCCACAGTGAACGAGTACCAAAACGTACACATTCATTGTAGTTGAAAAACGATCTTGGCGTCAATAATCTATGTACGGATGACCGTGGAGCACATCACGCAACAGCGCAGGCCAGAGAGGCGAGGAGCGTCGGGGCCAAGGGTCCGGCGGCCACGTAGCCCGCGCTGCGGCGCACCACCCGGCGGGCAATGCTGTGCAGCTCGACCGGCGCCGGCCGTAGCACCTCTGCGACCTTCTCCACCTGCTCGTCGCTGAGGTCGGCGTCGTCCGCCCGGCCGGATGCCAGCTCGGCCTCGATCCGCTCCGCCAGCTTGTGGATCTCGATCATGCGCTTGCGATGCAACGTCAGCTCCCCGTCCGTCTCGATGCACTAGCCATCCCACTGTGACCCCATAGGGCGGGCGACTTGAGCAGGGCCATTGAAAGATCGAACGAAGAGGATCATAGGCACGCCGAAACGCAGCGCAACAGATCAACTGTCCACAGTGAAAGAAGATTCCCGAATTCTGGTTACATGGGACGCCTTCGCGCCGATAGTCCGTTGTGGAGCAGTATCACTCCACTACTTCCACACGAACTCCAGCCGGTCGAGGTCGAGCTGCGACGCACCGGCCCGGGTCGCCGGCTTCACGATGATCCGGTCCAGGACGAGAGCCAGCAGTTCGCGGCGCCGCTCCAGCGGGGCGTCGACCCACCACTCGGACAGGCCCTCCGGCGTCGTCGCCGGCAGCGCCTGCAACCGCGCCGCCTGGGCGATGCGCTCGCGGACCTGCTTCTGCTCGCGCTTCGCTTCGGCCTCGATCGCCGTCAGCGTCACCAGGCTGATCTCCCGCCGCGCGTACGCCTGGCCGGCCTCGGCCAGGCGGTCGTCGATCGCCTGGAGCACCCGTTCCATCGTCGCCGCGCCGTCCTTCGCCGAGCCGACCGCGCGCTCCAGCCGCGCCCGGATCTTCGGCGACGCCAGCCGCGCCAGGGCCCGGGCGGCGACCTCCTCCTCCAGGCTCTCCGCCGCGATCCGGATGCGCCCGCACCCGTAGCTGGGGCTGCCGGCCCGGCACACGTACCCGCGCTTGCCGCTGTTGCTCGGCTGCGTGTACAGCGGCTTCCCGTCAATGTTCGTGCCGGTCCCCGTCTCGTCCGGCAGCGGATACCCGCACACCAGGAACCCGCCGGACAGCAGGTACTTCCGCTGGTTGGTCGCGTGCGGCTGCTTGCGCTCCGGGGCGTCGAGCAGCGCCAGCAGCTGCTGGTGCGTGTCCCGGTCGATGATCGCCGGCCACGGGGCGTCGCCGACAACCTCGCCGAGGTACGTCTTCAGCCCCGCCAGCCGCGGGTTGCGCAGCAGCCGCGACAGCGACTGCTGGGTCCAGGGCCGCCCGGCGGACGTCGCGACCTCGCGCGCCCGCAGGTCCGCGACGACAGACCGCATACTGTCCCCGTCGAGGACCCGCTTCACGACCTCACGGATCACCGTCGCCTCGGCGTCGATGATCCGTCTGCCCGTCTCGTCGTACCCGTAGCACCGCACCGTCTGACCCCCACACGAAAGGCCGGCCTGAACTCGACCGGCCTATAAGCTAGCAGTGCCCCATAGCACCGTGCTACGTACACGCGCATAGGAGTTACCAACGCGTAACTGTCGCGTCCCGGACACCGTACCCCCCTACCCCGACGGCGCAACCCCGACACGAAAGGGCCCGACACCCCCTGACATGGGTGCCGGGCCCTTTGCTCGTTACCGGGCCGGTCAGATTGCGCTGTCCCCCGACGGCTCTGCTGACCGGCCCCGCGATCCGAGCGACTCCCTGATACGAAGCCGGTCACATTTAACCACTGCGACCGGACGGATCGCCACTACAGCGAAACCCAGCGGTCGCCCTCGCGGTACTGGATCTCGACGCAGCCGTAGTTCGGCGTCCCGAAGTCGTACAGCGGCCCGAAGTCCTCCTCGCCGCCGGGCTCGCCGGCCGTCCAGATCAGGCCCTCGTACACCACGCCGCGCTCGCCCGGCTTGACGCCGGTCCGGCCCGCGTCGACGTCGCCCTCGTCGAGCATCCGCCACGGCCGGCCCTCGGTCCGGGCCCGCTCGATCATCTCGTCCGTCGCCTTGCTCGGCCCGGTCGTCCCGACCTCCGATTCGCCGCCGCGCAGCTCGTGGGCCCGGTCCCGGGTCAGCACCCAGGCGTACGGGCTGTCGTCCCACTGCGCCGCCCGCTCGGCGGCGATCATCGCCATCGACACCATCTGTCTCTCCTCCTACTCGACCCCGGCGCCGACCGGCACCCGGGCGTCCTGCTGCTGGTCGGTTTCGCCGGCGACGTCGCCGCCGGCCTCCTGCTCGGCCTGGAGCTCCGCCTTCGCCTCCGCGATGCGGTTCCGGCCCCACCGCTCGCTCCGCTTGAAGCGGTCGCCGAGCGCCTTGCCCGTCAGCGGCTCCCCGGCCGCCAGCGAGTCCCGCCACACCTTCCGCGCCGCCGCGTTCTCGTCGGCACCGTCCGGCGGCACCGGGTCCGGGTCCGGCGGCGGCACCGGCCGCCGTGCGGGCCACGGCTCCGGCGGCACCACCACCTCCAGCGACGGCAGCGGCACCCGCGCCGGCTTCGGCACCGGCTCCGGGTCCGGCGGCACCGGCACGGGCTCCGGCTCCGGCTCGGGGTCAGGCTCCGGCTCCGGCTCGGGCTCCGGCACGGGTACGGGCTCGGGGTCCGGCACCGGCACGGGCTCCGCGGCACGCGGCTCCGGCATCGGCTCGGGCTCGGGCACCGGCACGGCGGCCGGCGGCACCGGCACCGGGGGCGGCGGCACCGGGCCCGCGGCGACGGAAGCCAGGAACGCCTCCTGCTCGGCGGCACGGGCCAGGGCGGCGGCACGCTCGGCCGCGTCCGCCTCGCGCCGCTGCTGCGACAGCACCACCAGCCCGATCGACGCCACGACCACCAGGCCGTCGACGGACAGCGGCAGAGTGCTCGCCGTCAGGCCGCCCTCGCCGTACTCCAGGGCCAGGCCCTTCATGTGCCGGTAGCTGGCCAGCGCCGCGACCCCGGCGACGATCACCGTGCTGGCGACCTGCACCCGCCGCAGCCACTTGTGCCGCGGCGCCGGCACCCGCGTCATCACCTCGGAGCACAGCAGCAGCGCCAGCGGCGCCCAACCGGCGACGGCACGGGCGACGCCTCCGGCACCCGCGTGCGCGATGTTCGCCGCCAGCGATGCCGCGATGCCGGCACCGAATGCCAGCCACACCGACACCCACGCGCCCTTGCTCGGCCGCTCCGGCACGTCGACCTTCTCCACGTGAACCACGCCGGCCTACCCGGCGGCCTCGGCGGCACAGCCGCCGGTCGGCAGTGCCGGCACGACCGGCACCGTCTTGCTCTCCATCGGTTTCCCTCCAACAGGTCGAGGCCGCCCGGGGGTCCCGGGCGGCTCTCCTCGGTCGTCACAGGCGGGTCAGCGTCTCCCCCACCAGCTCGCCCCGCTCGGCCACCGCCCGCTCGTGCTCGTACAGGTGGTCGGCGCACAGCAGTCGCTCCTGCGTCCACGGGTCCAGCTCCAGGCCCTCCTCCGGGTCGAACAGGCACAGCCCGCCGTCCCCGCACTTCTCGCCGTCGTGCTCGATCACCACGCGGGCGACCGCGACGCCCGCGCACGGGCCGTGGTCCTCCTCGGGCACGAACTCGGCGTTGAAGGTCGGGATCACCAGGCGCTCGGTGCAGATCAGGTCGCTCATGTCTCTCTCCTCAGGTCAGGGTCGGGTCAGGCCGGGTCGGGCACGAAGAAGGCGGGCGCGCTCGAGGCGCGCCCGCCGGCTCGGTCAGCGGTACTGGTTGAGGGTCAGCGTGTACTCGCGGCCGTCGGTCAGCCGGATCACGACCCCGTTGTCCCGCGTCATGAAGCCCGCGTCGGCCAGCGTCTGGATCTCGCGCACCTCGACCGGCTCGTTGTCGTCGTCGGTCAGCGGCTCGTCGCCGGCCGACTCGGCGGCCATCTCCAGGTCCAGGCCCTCCACGGCGACCATCAGGGCGCGCTCCAGGATCTCCTCGTAGCTCAGCATCTCAGCTCTCCTAACAGGCATGATGGGCGGCAGAACGTACAACTTCATTGTATGCGGACGACAGTCTCGCGTACATGTTTTATGTACGCTCCGGGCCGTGTAGCGGGTCACACAGGCCGCGACTCGGGCCGTTCCCCCAGCCGCCGCGCGTCCAGCTCGGCCGCCGCCTCCAGCAGCCACGCCGGCGGACCCGGCCGCCGGCCGGCGGGGCGCGGCAGCGCCCGCCCGCCCGGCGCGGTCCGCTCCCGCCCGCAGCCCCGGCAGCTGGTCGTCAGCCACACCAGGCCGCCGCCCTCCGGCACCGAGCCGTCGAGCAGCCCGCCGCAGGAGTCGCACACTCCGACGGGGCCGGCCTCGGCGGCGGCGGCGAACGCCTCCACGTCGACCAGGCCGTCACGGACCAGCCGCGCGTCGATCGCCAACGCCCACCTCCCCGGCTCCGATGTGGCGCGGGGCCGGGCGAAGGTCGCCCCCCGCCCGGCCCCGCACCCGCTCACTCCTGCTCGGCCGCCGGCAGCGCCAGCAGCTCCGGTAGCGCCAGCCGACCGTCCCGGTAGGCCGCCGCCACCTCCTCCCGGCCGCCCTTCTTGAAGGTCAGCGTCGTCGACGGCGGCGGCGGCTCCGCGACCTCCACGAAGTCGAGGACCCGGCCCGTCTCGCCGTCGACCACCGTCCCGTCCTGCTCGACCCGCATCCGGCCGAGCAGCGCCTTGCGGAACGCCGGCCGCACCGTGTCGACCGGCGCCGGGACGGTCGTCTGCACCTCGGTCGGGTGCTCCAACCTGCACCAGTCGACGAACTTGCCCTCGTCGACCACGAAGCCGGTCTTCGGCTCGGTCAGCGTCACCTGCGCCACGGCCGCGCCGTAGCCCGGCAGCCGGACCTCGATCGTCGTCACGCCCAGCTCGCCGTTCAGCTCCACCAGGCTGCTGTCGGCCTCGGCCCGCGCGGCGTCGTACGCCTTGCGCACCTCGTCCATCAGGGCCTTCAACACCGCCGCCCGCATGGCCTGCTGCTGCACAGCGCTCACCGGGCCGCTCCCGCCGTCTCGGGCTGCCGGCCGTTGGCCCGCGCCATCCGCCCGGCGTCGCGGACCTGCTCCGCGCCAGCCTCCTCCGACGCGTCGGGGTCGGACCTGCGCGCGTCGGCCGCCTCGGTCAGCGCGTTGTCGAGCTGGGTGCCCGGGGCCTCGGCCGCTCGCCGCGCGGCGGCGATCTCCGCGCCCCGCGCGTTGAAGGCATCCCGCAGCTTCTGCGTCTTGCCGAGGCGCTGCGCCCGCTGCCACAGCACGGACAGGTCCTCCCGCGACGCGCACGCCGCCAGGGCCTTCGGCCAGTCGAGATCCTTCGGCGGCTCGCCGTTGTCCAGCCAGTCGAGCAGCTGGTGGCCCAGCTCCGCGTCCGGCTTGTGGATCACCTGGTCGGACAGCGCCACGCACCGGCTCTTCGTCACCCGCAGGTAGTGGTCCTGGTCGAGGTCGCCCACCAGGTCGAACTCGTACTCCAGCCCGTCGCGCTGGTCGGGCTGCATGCCCAGCTTGGATACCTGCTTCTTGCCGTCGCTACCCTCGGTGATCTCGTATTTCTGCTTCGACCGCAGGCACACGACGACGTGCCCGGGGAAGCTCATCAGCGCCTCGATGTACGCCCGCTCGATCGGGCGCACGTCCTTCCAGCCGTCCATCGACCGGCCGCCGTGGTTGCGGGCGAACAGGTCGACCAGCTCCAGGATGCCGCCCGGCCCGAACCAGTAGTGCGACGCCGAGTCGAGCATGAAGCCGGTGAACCCGGCCAGGGCCGCCTCGTCGATCAGCTCCACGAGCTGCCGCGGGTCGTACCGCACCGGGCTGATCTTCGAGAACCCGTAGCCGCCGGCCTCGTCCGGCGTCATGTCGCCGACGCCCGGCAGCTCCGGGTTGACCGCGTACTTGTCCGCCGAGTCGCGCTCGGTGTCGACGAACGCGATCCGCTCGATGCCGTCGGCGACGGTCTGCGCGCCGGTCAGCGTGTAGAGCAGCTTCAACCCGGTCAGGGTCTTGCCGGCACCGCTCGGCCCGGCGAGGGCGACTCGCGCCTTCGCCTTCTTCCGGCTGGCTGGCATGAACCTCGAACTCATGTCGTTCCTTTCCACGTGAACGAACGTCCTACATAGAATTTATACGGTCGCCATCGGGGATTGCTACCCCACATCTATGAGCGACGAAAAAGCACCCGCGCAGCCCGCGCAAGCCTCACTCCCGACAGCGGCCGGCAGGCCGCAGTCCGGGTACCGGCAGATCACCGGCTCGGCCAGCTCGGTGCAACCCGTGCCCTCGCGGTGCCGCCAGTCGTCTCCGGCGGCCACGAGCACGCCGCTGCACGTCGCGCACTGCGCGACGTCGACCGGCGTGAGGTACACCCTCACTCCCCGATCACTCTCCTTCCCTTCTCGGGCACGGCCCGCAGCGCGGGCCCGTGCAGCGGAGCCGACTTCCTGCACCCGGGATGGGCACATGCGCCGTTCGGCCCCTCGACGTACCGGTGGTCGACACCGCTCGCGGCGCGGACCCCAACCGTTTCTTGTTCCCTGTATGTCTTGCGTCCGCGTGACGGACCAACTCGGTCCGCCTGGCGGACTAGTTCTAGTCCGCGACCCGGACTAGAGCCGCCCTTCACTGGTCCGCTCATCGGACTACCAGACCCGGGCGATTCGGACGCGGCTGGTCCGGCACGCGGACCAACTACCCCCAGCTCGGTGAGCCTCCGCAACAACTCCGACGGCACCCCCAAGCGGTACACCGTGCGGGCCTTCTTGCGTCGCGCGTCGGCCACGCTCGGCCGGTCGCGCCACACCCACTGACCCTCCAGCTTGTTCAGCCACGCCGCGACCGTCGACCGGGCGAGCCCGGTCCCTTTCTCCAGGTCGGTCAGGCTTGGCGTGAACTGCTCGGGGATCACCGCCGTGGCCGCGTCGGACCACGTGAGCAGCGTCAGGACGAGTTGCCGGCCGGGCGGGTCGAGCGTGCAAAGCTCGTGCCTCACCGCGCGCTCGACCGTCCAGCGGTCCACCATGCAGGCGGCCTCTCTGTGCAGCGCCGCCAGCGCACCGTCGCCCGAACTGGCGTACGATGCGCGTGCGACCCGTTCTTCTCCGTTCCGGGTTCACATTCGGCCCCGCCAGATGACCGCCTGGCGGGGTCGACGCGTTTTCCGGCACCCTACACCGGATGTGTAGGGCCGCAATGGGATCGGCGCTGCTCATAGTCACGCCGCCTCGTCGTCGGCTTCCAGGACGTCCCACGGGTCCCACACGATCGTCCGGCCGGTTTCCTCGGCCCAGGCGTAGATCGTCATGAGCTTCCACTGCGGGTTGTTGCTGACCTCGCCGTCCTCCTTGGGCAGCTGGCCCTTGGACCGCCACTGGTAGGGGGTGTTGTCCTTCACGCCGAACATCCGGACGATCTCCTTGAGCCCCACCATCGAAGGAATCTCCACCGGGCCCGGCGTCATCAGGTCGGCGGCGATCCTCCGCGTGACCGCCTTCAGCTTCGCCTGGTTCACCTTCACTGTTCCTCTCCTCCCACGGCCGGATGCCATACAACGTCAATGTACGGCACCCGCCGGGGACGGTCAGGCCGCCACCCGGGCGGCGGCGTACGGCGCGCTGCGCAGCAGGTCCCGCGCCAGGTCGAGGAGCGGACAGCGGTCGAGCAGGTGCACCCGCCCGTCCGAGAAGATCGACGGCGGCTCCAGCGGCACCTCGTCTAGCAGCCGCACCGCGAACTCCCGGGCGATCTCCTGCGCCACCTTGTCGTGCATCCACGTCGGCACCAGCGCCCACCGCACGCCCTGCTCGGACAGCTTCGCGGCGACCCACCGGCTGGCCATCGGGTTGCGCCCCGCGTTGAGCAGCACCAGATCGCACTGCCGGGCGGCCTCGACCTGACCGGCGTCCAACGCCCGGTCCAGGTCGACCACCTTCACCTCGGCGGCGTTCCGCTCGACCGCCCGCAGCGGCCGGAACGCCTCGTCGACCACGCGCAGCTCGTCGGCCGGCGTGCCCAGCCGGTCGTCCACGCCGGCACGCCCGGCCGCGTCGACGAGCAGCGTGCGCCGCCCCTCCTCGGCCGCGACCAGCCCCAGCGCCACCGCCAGGGACGTCGCCCCGGCGCCGCCGTGGCCGCCGACCACGCCGATCCGCACCTCGGCCGCCTGGCCGTTGGCCACCTCGGCGACAAGCTGCCGGACGGCCTGCGCGCCGGTCGGCAGGTGGTACACCGGCACGTCGGGGTACTCGGCCTGCCAGCCGCGGTACGCGGCGGTCAGCCGGTCGCCGTCCAGCTTCTCCGGAGCGACGACCACCATCCGCGGGTGCGCCGGCATCCCAGCCGCCAGCGTTAGCACGCGGGCGTCGATCAGCACCAGCGGCGCGCCGCGCCACTGCGCGACGGTCGGCTTGCCGACCACGACGTCCACTTCGGCGTCGCCGAGGGCGTCCACCACCTCGTCCACGAACTCGTGGCCCCAGGCCACGACCAATGCCTTACCCACTCCAAACCTCCTGATAGGGGCGGCGATACGTACAAAGACATTGTATAGAAATCGAGCCCTTGCGTCAATGTTGTATGTACGGCGGCGTGGCGCTTTGCTCGCCGTCGAGGCGGGCCGCTATGCTGGTGTCTCCACGTGAACGCAGCACAGCCCCGGATTTCGCGATCCGGGGCTGCGCTGTTTCCAAGGCCAGGTCAGGCGGTCAGTAGACGACCTCCACGATCACCAGGCCGCCCTTGCCGCTGCCACCGCGCCGCGACGTCACCTGGCCGATCGCGCCGGCCCCGCCACCACCCCACCCCAGGGCGTTCGGCGCGTCACCGCTGACCGACCCGGACGAGTTCGCCCCGAACCCGAGCAGCGAGTTGCCGCCCTTGCCCCGGAACGTGTGCCGGGAGTCGAGGGTCCGGTTGTAGTCGCCGTACTCCCCCGGCGAGTTCAGCACGTTCCCGCCCACCGCGGTGCCGCCACCGCCGCGCCCGCCGGCCTGATCGCCGACGATCGCGGACACCCCGGGGGCGGAGCCGCCGCCGCCGGCCGTCCACAGCCCCCCGAAGCTCGTGTCCCCGCCCGTGCCGCCGGCCCCGAACGCCCCGCCAGCGCCGCCAATGCCGACCGTCACCTGCACCTCGGCGGGCAGCTCGGCCGCCGACCACACGCTCTCGCAGTAGCCGCCGCCACCGCCGCCACCAGCCGCGCCGTTGCCGCCGGACACGCCGGTCACCCCGCCGCCACCACCGCCGCCGCCGACCCCGTAGGCCCGGATCCACCGCGCGCCGGCTGGCACCTTGAACGTCCCGGTCTGCGTGAACGCCTGCACCGGCCCCGTCGGCGCGCCCGTACCCGGCGAGCCGACCAGGCCGACGATGTGGTTCCCGGCCGGCGGTGACTTCATCACCATCACCCGGGCGCGCACCGGCACCGCGCCGATCATCGACGTCACCCGGATCGCCTGGGTGTCGCCGTCGTGCAGCGCCCGGATCGTCCCGTCGCTGGCCACGCTCGTCACCGTCGCCGGCCGCAGCCGCCACGTCAGCCCGAGCCGGACCGCCTTCTCCAGCACCGCCTCGGCGAGCGCCTTCACCGGCACCGCCAGGCCCGGCGTCTTCCCGCCTTCGCTCACGCCTCCCCGCCTTCCGTCTCCGGGTACGCCCGCCGCAGCGTGTGCCGCATCTCCCCGCCCGGCGCCAGCGGCATCGTCCAGGCCACCTCCAACCACCGCGCCCCGTCCCAGCGCACCACCTCGTACGCGTCGTGCCGCGGGTCCACCGGGGTGCTCAGCTCCACCACCTCGTACACCGTCTGCTGGAGCCCCAGCGTCCGCGCGTACACCGTCGCCTGCGCCTGCGAGCGCACCTGCACGTCGACCGTCTTCGGCAGCACGAACCCGCGCTGCGCGATCGAGTGGGGCGCCGACGCCGGCACGTCGTACACCCCGACGACCGGCTCCGCGTCCTCGCCGGGATCGTTCGACACCACCACGAAGCGGTTCGGCGCGGTCAGCAGGTCCGTGCCCCGCGAGATCGAGCCCCGGATCACCCGCCGGGAGGCGTCCAGGTCGATCGTCACCGCCTCGTCGGCAGGGTCGAACGCCCGCCGCAGCCGCAGCCAGCCCCGATGGTCGAACCACGGCATGAGGTACCCGCCCGACGCGGCCAGGTCCCGCAGCGCGTTCGCCCGCGACGTGCCCGGCGACCAGGCCGCCACCGACGTGAACTCCGTCGCGTCGACCACCAGCGGCCCGATCGGCAGCCCGTCGACCAGCCGCGCGGCCACCTGGTCGACGAGCTGCCCGCCCGCGTCGAAGCCGACGTCCAGCTCCTGGTCGACCACGAACATCTCGTCCAGCAGCGTCAGCGGCGCCGTCGACCCGGCGCTGGTCACCAGGTCCGACGAGTCCGACACCAGGTAGCGGCCCAGCCGGTACTCGCTGCCGTCGCCCAGCACCATGCGGGGCGCGATCCGGTCGGTCAGCTGGTTGATCCGCTTCGCGTCGTCCACGCCGAGGGTCACCCCGGACAGCCGCCGGGGGATCGTCGACGTGCTGTCGTGGCTCAGGCTCGGCGAGCTGTCCCGCAGCGGCGTGAGCTCACCCCGCCGCACGCCGGTCCGCCCGTCGATCAGGTCGAACCGGAACGACGCCGACCGCTGCCCGCGCCACGCGGGCAGGTCCAGCAGGTCAGGCGGCGGTGCAGATGCCACGGCCGTCCACCTCCCACACGTTGCCCTGCGCGTCGGCGAACCGCGTCGTGCCGGCCGCCTGGCTCTCGAAGTCGGGGGCGGCCAGCACCGGGCCGTCGACGCCCTGCCGCACCTCGGCCCGCGCCACGGTCACGTCGCCGGTCAGCACCAGCGCCACCTGGCCGGGATCCACGGTTGGCGGCTCCGGCGTCGCCTGCACCATCGACTCCTGCGTCCAGTTCAGCCCGTCCTCCGACGACCAGAAGTCGGCGGTGCCCATGCCGAACACGTCGTTGCGGTACGTCACCCGCAGCCACCGCCGCTGCCGGGTCACCACCAGCGCCTGCGTGTTCGGCGCGAGCCCGTGGCAGGCGGTGAACCCGGCCCCGCCCCACAGGTTGAGGCAGGTCTGCACCGAGTCCGCGGTCAGCTTCCAGCCGGTCGCGCCGCCGTTGTCGTCGGTGCGCGACAGCTCCGCCGTCCACTCGTCGCCGGTCGGCCGCAGCTCCACCCGCACGTCCAGGTCGTTCGTCGCCGGCTGCCACACCGTCAGCTCGGCGACCTTGACCGTCGGGGCCGCGTTCGTGTTGCCGGCCGTCAGCACGCCCCGCACACCGACCTGCCCGGCACCGGCGATGGTCGTGTCCTTCGCCGACTGCTCCCACCGCGCCATCTTCTGCCCGTCCGGCCACACCGCCACCCGGACCGCCCCGTCGCGGACCTGCAACCGCATCCAGTACCACGGCCCCGCCTGGTAGCCGAGCAGGTCGACGCCGTTGGTGGCCCGCACCGTCGCCAGCGCCGTGACGTTGCCCAGCACGCCGTTGACGACCCGCTCGATCGCCACGCCCAGCTTGCCGTCGGTCTGCGCGGCCAGCCGCGCCCGGTAGTGCGTGCCGAGGGCCTGGTACCGGCCGACCAGGTACGCGTTGATCGGCTGGCCCGTCGCCACCGCGCTGAACTGGAACCGCGCCTGGACGTCGACGTCCTCCCAGCCCGCGCCGACGACCGCCGTGCGGGAGCCGCCGCCGGCCAGGTTGATCGTCGCCGCCTCGGCGGCCACCGAGTAGTCCGCCGCCGCGCCCTCGGCGATCGTCCAGCCGTTCCCCAGGCCGCCCGACACGTTCCGGTCGAACAGGTCCTCGAACACCCCGGAGGCGAGGCCGGCCGCCGGCACCGACGTGCCCGCCGTCACCGCCGGCACCTGGCCCTCCGGCCGCAGGCCCTCGCACGCGGCCGGGCCGCCGTCCAGCGGGGCCGGCGTCGCCGTCACCTCCACCACCTGCACCTGCGCCAGCTGGAGCTGCCCCGCCTTGCGGCGCTTCACCGACGCCGACGGCACCAGCAGCGTCGACAGCCACCGGTTGCGCAGCTCGTCCCGCACGCACACGTACGGCACCGTGTCCCACGCCAGGTCCCGCAGGTCGGTGAAGCCGCGGTCCATCGTGGCCGGCGGCACCGCCGCCTGGTTGACCAGCACCGTCCGGGTGAACTCGACGCCGCCGCGCTCCAGCGGCCGGAACGCCGTCCGGAAGTCCCGGTCGAACATCTCCTGCAGCTCGACCTGCTCCGCCTCGGGGAACGTGAAGTCCTCCACCGACGACCGGTCGAAGTTCTCCACGTACGCGAGGTTCCCGGCCGGGTTGTGGTTGCTGGTCAGGATCAGCACGCCGGTGTCGACGTTGCGGCCCTCCACGCCCGGCGCGGCGATCGTCGCCGCCACCGGAGGCGACCACGGCCCGGCGATGCCGAGGCGGTGCACCATCCTGATCCGGTACCGGGACTCGACGCCCACCCGCGCCTCGTAGTCGTCGACCGCCGTCACGGACGGCTCGACCACCTTCGCGATGGTCTCCCACTCGTCGGCGGCCGACGTGTCGTCCTGGCGCTGCACCTCGTAGCAGCCCCAGCCGGCCACCACCGACGAGTTGACCGCCAGCCACGACAGCCGGTGGTAGCGGATGCCGGTCGGGACCTTGCGCGCCGGCCGGTCGCACTGGTCGTCGACGACGGTCAGCGGCTGCACCGCCGGCTCGACGTCGAGGCCCAGCACGGCGTCCATCTCCTGCGCGAACATTAGCGTCAGGTCCGCCGACTCGTCGGACTGCCCGTCGACCACGGCCCACGCGGTGCGGCCGCCGTACCCGGGGTCCGCCTCCCACCCGGCCGGCTGGGTGCTCCACGGGTTCGCGTCGGCGCCGAGGACCTGCCACGGCGACTGCCCGTCCGCGCTGCTGGTGAACGTCCAGTACGTCGTCTCGCCCACCCCGTCGGACAGGTACGGCTGGTCGAGGCGCACCGTCACCTCCCGCCAGCCGTCCGCGATCTCCGGCAGCGCGTCGAACTCCTCCACCGTGACCCGCGCCACCGGGCCGAGCCGCCGCGTCGTGTCCAGCTCGGACACCTGCGCCAGCTCCAGCGGAGCCAGCGTGCCCGGCAGGTGCCGGGCGTAGAACCGCGCCCACACCCAATCGGCCGCCGCGTCCTCGACGAGCTGCTGCATCGTCCAGCCCGCCGGGGTCAGCTCCGACACCGTGGCCACGGCCTGCGTCACGTAGCTGTGCGAGCTGAGGTCCGGGTTGCCCGGCGCGCTGATCCCGGTGAACAGCACCACCGACGGCAACTCGTCGACCGTCTCCACCGTCGGCGTCTGCCCGGCCCGCAGCGTCTTGCGCAGCAGCACCCCACGGTGCGCCGGGTACGGCTCGACCGGCCCCAGCCGGTCCGCCTTCACCGGCACCGGCGACGCCACCGACAGCTGCCCCGCGTACGCCTGCCCGACGGTCACCGCGTACTCCCGGCCGGCGGTGAGGTCCACCGTGCCGGAGAAGTTCACCGCGTCCCACATCGGCACCTCGTAGTAGTAGCCGCCGATGTAGCTGGCCCCCTCGGACAGGTTGAGGCCGCCGCCGCCGACCCGGTTCTCCTCCCCGTACGTCACCTCCAGCGCCAGGTAGTGCACCTGGAACACCGCGGTGGCCGCCGCGTTGGCGGCGACCTGGAGCCGCACGTTGATGTTCGTCCCGCCCGACGCCGACAGCGCCGACAGGCCTGCCGGCGGGTTGCCGGTGCTGCCGAGGTTCCGTGCCCGCCACGGCACCCGGCCCCGCTCCGTCGTCGGTGCCGCCGCCGTGTTCCACCACGGGTTCAGCTCGCCGAGACGCGACCGGCCGATCGCCGTCACCCCGTTGTGGACGGCCGGCCCGTTCAGCGTCTCGTCCATCAGCCAGTTCACCCCGGCCGACGGGCGCTCGAGGCCGAGGGTGACCGCCGGGGCCAGGTCGGCGAACGGCCCGCTGATGACGTACAGCACCGACACGTCGAGGATCCGCCGGCCGTCCAGCTTCGCGTGGGTCAGCGACGAGTTCGTGTCGAACCAAAACCGGGCTGCCGCGTTCGGCCCGGTCAGCGTGATGTGCCGCGGGTCGGACGGGTTGCTCACCGCGTCCGGCGGCGTCGACGACCCGCCGGCCAGGGCCGCGCCGGTCACCAGCGCACCGTCGCGCACCGGGATCGTCAGCTTGCGCACCGGCCCGGTGCCGGCGACCTGGCCCGCCGGGTACAGGTTGACCAGCAGCTCCTTGCGGTTCGGCAGGCCCGGCGGCGGCGACGCGACGTGCAGCCGCACCCGCCGCAGCCCGGTGCCGGCGGCGTGGCTGGCCTGGGCCCGGAACGTGTAGCCCACCTCGCTGCCCGTGTCGAGCTGCACCGTGTCGGCCACCAGCGGCGCCCACTGCATGCCCATCACGTAGGGCCGGTCAGGGTTGTACTCGCCCACTCAGATCGTCCTCACGGTCGTGGCCACGTCCCTGCGGGCCAGCGTCTCCAGCACGCCTTCGCCGACCGCGCGGCCGGTGTCCAGCGCCTCCTGCCGGGTCGGCAGGACACCCTCGAAGGTCACGCGGATCGAGTCGCGCCCGAACACCACGGACGCGCCGCCGCCCTCGCCGAGCAGGCGCATCAGCCCGGACTGCTCGGCCAGCTCCCGCGCCCGGCGTGGCCGGGTCAGCGGCACCACCACCTCGTCGCCGGCCTCACCGCCGACGAACAGCGTCGGCCGCCGCAGGATCGCGCCGTTGGCCAGCGCCGGGATGCGCGGCAGCGACCCGGGGAGCTTCGCGTCGATCGACGCGATACCCGAGTTGATCTTGCCGATGACCCGGTTGATGAACCCCTTGATCGCCGACGTGATCGACCCGGCCACGTCGCCGATGAACCCGCCGACGTTCTTCAGCCCGTTCATGAACCCGCTGATGAGGCTCTTGCCTGCTGACACGAACTTCCCGGCCAGGCCCGAGAGCCGCGACGGCACGCTGCTGATGAACGACACCAGGGAGCTCGCGCCGCTCGACGCCGCGCTCTTCGCCGCGTTCCACGCCGACGACAGCGCGCTGGCCATGATCCCCGGCAGCCGCGACAGCCCCGACATGATCCGGCCCGGCAGCGCCGTCACGAACGACACCACCGCGCTGATGCCGGCGGTCGTCAGCGCCTTCGCGCTGGCCCACAGCCGGGTGAAGAACCCCGCCAGCAGGCCCGGCAGCGCCGCGATGCCGCGCAGGATCATCCCGGGCAGCTGCGTCACCGAGAAGATCAGCAGGCCGATCCCGACGCCGACCGCCTGTAGAGCCATGCCCAGCGCCGACGTGAACAGGTTCCACAGCATCCCCGGCAGGCTCGCCAGGAACGAGCCGATCTTCCCGGGCAGCTCCGCGAACCACTGTCCGATCGACGAGAAGAACCCGACCACCGCGTCCCAGGCCGACGAGAACGCGCCGCCGATCGCTGACCCGACGCCGGCCCAGTCGATGCCGTTCAGCCAGGCGGCGACCTTGCCCAGCCACTCGGCCACGCCCGTCAGCGGCGACAGCAGCCACGTCAGCCCGTTGGCGAGCGCCTCGACCAGCGGGACGACGGCCTGCGAGGCGAGGAACTGCAACAGCAGCGCCGCGACCTTGATCAGCGGCGCCGCCAGCGCGACCGCTACGCCGGCGAGCTGCGCCACCAGCTCGATCAGCGGCGCCAACGCCACCACGATCTCGACCAGCGGCGGCAGCAGCGACACGATCGTCGGGATCAGCGGCATCAGCGCCTGCACCAGCGTCCCGATCAGCGGCCCGACCGCCGTGAGGACCGGGGCGAGGGCGGTGCCCAGGGCGGCGACGATCTGGCCGAGCGGTGGCCCCAGCTGCGTGAACAGGTCGGCGAGCAGCCCGGCGATCGGGGCGAGGACTGCGGTGAGCGTCTGACCGATCTGGAGCAGCACCGGCCCGAGCGCGGACACGATCGGGCCGAGCAGCGGGCCCAGCGCGCCAAGCGCCTGCGCCAGCGGCCCGACCAGCATCGCGATGAGCTGGCCGACGACCGGCAGGAGCGGGGCGATGGCCAAGGCCAGCGACGCGATCACCTGACCGATTGGGACCAGCGCCGGGACGAGGGCCTGCAACCCCGGGATCAGCGCCTGCGCGATCGGCATGAGCGCCGGCACCAGCGTCTGCCCGATGGCGCTCAGCAGCCCCCCGATGACCGGCTTCAAGCCCGACGCGAGTGCCCCCAGCGTCTCGAAGATCCCGGTCAGCGCCGCGCTACCCTCCGCCGACGCGAAGAACTCCCGCAGCGTGCCGGTCAGCGTCGCCAGCGTCCCGAGCAGCCCGCCGCCGGCCGACGCACTGGCCGCCTGGAAGACCGAGCTGAGGATCGCGCCGACGTTCGCCGCGATCTGCCCGAGCTGCCGCAGGACGCCCAGCGCCGTCTCGATCGCCGCGGTGGCCGCGCCGCTCTGCGCCATCGCCGACAGCCACGCGCCGAACCTCGCGCCCAGCCCGCCGGCCACGGTGGACAGCTGGCTCACCGTCGGGAGGCCCACCACGGCCAGGTCGCGGAACCCGGCCAGCACCGGCCCGACCGCCACGCCGAGGTTCGCCACCGCCTCCCGCGCGCTCATCAGCACCCCGCGCAGCACCGACACGGTGGCGCCCTCCCGGGCGAACTCCAGCGCCCGCCGCGCCACGTTGCCGTACTCGGCGGCGACGCCGGCCAGGCCGGTGCGCAGCGGCCCCGCCAGCACCGAGGCGGTTGCCTGGATCTGCCCGACCATCGGTGCGGCGAACGCGTCCTGCGTCGCCGTGCGGAGGCCCTCGATCGCCGGGCCCACCGCCTTGAACTCGCGGGCCAGCTTCTGCGCCTGCGGCGACAGGTTCTCCAGCGCCTTCTCGAACGCCTTCGCGTCACCCTCGACGACCGCGCTCATCGCGTCGCCGAAGCCCGCCGTCGCGATCTTCAGCGCGCCCATCGCCGCGCCGTAGACACCTGCCGCGGCGGGTACGGCGAACGCCGCGCCGCTGACCTGCGCCAGCGCACCGGCCAGGGTGACCAGGCTGCCCGTCGCTTGGACGGCCACCCCGCTCAGCGCGCCGATCTTCAGCGCCGACTTCAGCCCGCGTTTTAGGTCCGGCGCGAACTTCTTTACGTCGCCGATGATCTCGATGTACGCACGCCCCAGCGCCACGCACCCAGCGTAGGCCGGTTTCGACGGTCGCAGTCGTCTACTGCGACCGGACAGCCACGCGGACAGACGAAGGGCTCCGGTGACGCAACCGGAGCCCTTCGCGGGCGCTCATCCAGCGAGCCCGACCCGTCCCGCGCGCCGAGTCTTGCCGCACAGCGTAGCCACCACGCCAGGCCAGCCGAAAGCCTCACGCATACCGCCCGCTTCCGTCGCCGCGTACCCTCACGGCAGGCCGCGTGCCAACCTGGCACGGTGCCAACGCCCGGAGGTGCAGCACACGTGATCAGCCCCCTTGCCCGACGTCTTCGTCTCGGGCGCGCCATCCGCGAGCTGCGGGAGGCGTCCGGCATGACCGGCGCGGCGCTCGGCCGCGAGGCCGGCCTGGACCGCACCGCCGTGTCGAAGGTGGAGAACGGCGAACGTCGGCCGCTCGACACGATCCTGCGGATCCTCGACGTGCTGCTGCCCGAAAGCGACGACCGCTACCGGGCGCCCCAGCGGGTCGCCCGGGATGGCCTGGCCAAGGGCTGGTGGACCGAGGCCAAGTACGCCGCCATGGGCGATCGACAGGCCCGCACCGCCGACATCGAGGCCGGCGCCCGCGCGATCCGCGAGTACCAGAACTCGCTGCTGCCCGGCCTGCTCCAGACCGAGGCGTACGCCCGCCACCGGGGCCAGGTCGCGCTCGACGACGGAGCCGACTTCGACCTCAGCGGCACCGTCGCCGGCCGGATGCGCCGGCAGCTCCAGGTTTCCGGCCCCGACGGGTCGGAGTACGACGTCGTGCTGGAACCGCAGGCGATCGAGCGGCTGCCCGTGCCGCCCGCCGTCATGCGGGAGCAGCTGCACCACCTGCTCGATCTGGCCACGACCAGGGAGAACGTCAGCGTCCGCATACTGCCGGTTGACGCCCGGCTGGGACGCGGGTACGTCCCACGCTCGCCGTTCTCTCTGTACGCCTACCCGGACCCCGAGGACCTGACGCTGGTCGCCGTCGACACCGTGACGACCGACCTGCTGGTCACCGAGGCCCAGGAGGCGCAGCGGTACGCGCGGCTGTTCGACCAGCTGCGTGACGCCGCGCTGTCCCCCGAGGCCAGCGCGGACCTCATCCAGAAGGCGGCCGACCTGGTGGCCGCCGACGCCTGACCCAGGGAGTCACCATGAGTGATCTCGCTTTCCGCCCCTGGCGGAAGTCCACCAAGTCCGACGGGGGCCAGAACTGCGTCGAGGTGTCCGACGCCGTTGACGGCAGCACCATGCTGGTCCGCGACAGCAAGGACCGCTCTGGCCCCGTCCTGACCTTCAACAGCGCCGGCTGGACCGCGTTCATCGCCGGCGCGAGGAACGGCCAGTTCGACCTGGCCTGACCGACCGCAGCACCCAGAGAGGGGCCGGCACCGCACGGTGCCGGCCCCTCGCCGCGTCCACGACCGACACGCCGAGTCAACTTCCGGGTTCCCCTTGTGACATAGACCGGCTCCGTGCCATGCTGGCACCGTGCTAAACAGCACGGTGCCGGAACGGCACTGTGCGGCAACCGACCACCATCGAGAACCGCACCCCTGGGGGCAGCTCATGGTCCAGTCAGGACACATGCCACACGCGGCACCACCACCGTCCACGCTGGTTGCCGGCGACGTCCCACCGCCGCCGCCGGGCGAGCTGGTCCCCCACGAGGGCTACATCGTCTTCACCGGCCGGGACCACCGCGAAGCCTTCGCCGGCTACGTCCTCGCCATCCATCTGCCCGGCTCGTCGCAGATCGAGGTGCGGGCCTGGCCGCCCAAGGTGAAGGTCCACCGCCGCTGCACCTGGTGCAGCTCGCCGTTCCCCTGCACCGCCGTGCAGTGGGCCAACGGCGCCCTGAACCCGGAGGGGCCGGCGGAACCGGCAGCCCCGGCCCCTCCGCGCACCACCGACCAGCCCGATTGGAACGCGCCGACCGAGATCATCTGGCCGGACACCGGGCTGCTCACCACCCCCGCCCAGCGGCTCCGCGGCAAAGGAGGCCGCCGTTGAGCCGCCTCCGCGCCGCGTCCCGGCTGCCCGCCGACGTCATCACCACCCTGCCCGGCAGCGTGCTCTACCGCGCCGCCGTCGACAGCTACCTGCGCCACCGGCCAGGACCGAACGGTGTCTGCTCCTGCGGGCAGCTCGGCTGCCGGTGCCGCTCCAACGCATCCCGGGTGATCGAGGCGGCAGGGGTCGAGCCGTCGTCGGTCACGGCCGCCGACGCCACGCCCAGACCGTGGCACGAGCGGCCAGTTCCGTCCGCCGTCCCCGCAGGGGGTGCCGGGGCGGCGCAGTGGCCGGCAACCCCGACGGGCGTCGCGTCAACTCCCGGCGTGGCCCGGCCGGCACTGGCCGGGGGGCAGGCGGGGGGTGAGTGCCGCCGCCCCCCGGCGCACGGACCGCGATGAGCCAGCCGACGCTGCGGTCCCGCATGACCGCCAGCACCGACCCGTACCTGCTGCGCCTCCTGCTCCACTGCTGGCGCTGCGACCTGCGCCTCGTCCCCGTCAACACCACCGAGTTCGACGAGGAGCAGCAGACCCACGCCCCCAAGCGCAACTACAAGTGCGGGCTCGGCTGCCACAAGCAGCTCATCGACGCCGCCGCCGTCGAGTCGAGGACCTGGACCGCCGCCGAACGACGGGCCACCGTCACCGACATCCAGCTCGCCTACCGCCAGTCCGTGCTGGAGATGCTGCTCGCCAAGGTCGTCATCGGCCCCACTGAGGCCGACGTCACCTACACCTGGCGCATGTAGACCCCCGCCGGTCACCGCACCCGCGCAGTCCACGCGGTGACCGGCGGGCCTGAACCACCGCGCGACGCGGTTCCCCCCGTGCTCGTCGCGCGGCGAGCGGACCGGCTGTCCTCCAACTGGTGCGGCGGCAGCCCAGATCCGCTCACCGGGCGGGCGCGCCGCCCCAGGACAGCACCCGGCGCGCCCGCCCACCCCCCAGCTGCCCCGCGACCGTCCCCCGGGCCGCTACCGTAGAGCCGCTGTCCCCCGACAGACGATCACTGCTGCCGGGAGGACAACCAGTGGACATCATCAGCCGCGCCGAATGGGGTGCCCGCCCACCCGAGTCCCGCTCGACCGTGCCCTGGTCGAGGCGGACCGTCTTCATGGGCCACTACTCCGCCGCGTCGGCGACGCAGACCCCGCGCCAGATCCAGGACTACCACATGCGGGTCAAGGGCTGGGCGGACATCGGCTACAACTTCCTCATCAACTCCATCAGCGGCGTCATCTACGAGGGCCGCGGGTGGACGACGCTCGGCGCCCACTGCTCCGGCCACAACACCGAAGCCATTGGCGTTTGCATCATCGGCAAGGACCAGCCCGGCCGCCAGGACGTCTCCGACGCCGCCCGCCGCGCCTTCAAGTGGCTCTACGAGCAGGCCAACGACCGCAAGGGCAAGCGGCTCCAGCTGCTCGGCCACCGCGACCGCGGGAACACCTCCTGCCCCGGCGACGAGATCTACGCCTGGCTGCACGCCGGCCTGCCCATCGTCGGCGGATCCACCCCCGCGCCCGCCAAGCCGCCGGCCGCCGGCAAGCCCGCGCCCGGCACGCCGATCGCCTTCCCCCTGCCCGCCGGCTGGTACTTCGGCCCGGCGTCCGGCCCCAACTACAGCGTCTCCGGCAAGTACGAGCGCTACTTCAAGGGCCGCACCGACCGGGCGTGGCTGCGCGAGTGGGCCACCCAGCTCGACCGCCGAGGCTGGTCGATCGGCAAGGGCAAGACGTGGCTCGGCGGCGCCAGCAACGACGGCATCTACGGCCCCGAGTACAAGGCCCTCGCCGAAGCGTTCCAGCGCGACCAGCGGCTGCGCGTCGACGGACTGATCGGCCTCGCCACCTGGGACGCCGCCTTCAAGAACCCGGTCACCTGAGGCGGCGACGATGGAGCCCGTGCTCATCGCCGCGCTCGTCGGCGGCGGGTCGATCGCGGGCGCCGTCGTCGACCGCGTGCTCACGGCAATCCTCGGCCGACGCAAGGAGCGCACCAGCCTCGCCGACTACGAGACGCAGATCGCCGAGAGGCTGCTCGGCCGCATGGACGCCCAGCTCTCCGGCGCCGAAACGAAGCTCAGCCTCGCCGAGACGCAGATGGCGGCGGCCAACCTGACCATCCACCAGCTCCACGAGGAGCTGGCCATCACCAAGGCCGAGGTCGCCCAGCTCCGCGCCGAGCTGGCCGCCCGGCAAACCCTCGCCGCCGAGCGGGACAAGCTCCTCATCGAGAACGTCCAGCTCAAGGCCCTCATCCAGCAACTAGGAGGGAAGCTTCCGTGACCGCCAGCACCACGCAGACCCGCTATCCGTGGCGGGCCGTCGCCCGCACTACCTTCGCGGCCGTCGTCGCGCTGCTGTCGCTGCTGCCGACCATCGCCGCGGTCGCCGGCATCGACGCGGTGCCGCTCGTCGCCCAGGCCCTGGCCGTCGCCGCCGCGGTGACCCGCGTCCTCGCGGTCCCCGGCGTCGACGACTTCCTCCGCCGGTACCTGCCGTTCCTGGCGTCGGCGCCGGCCAGCGAGGTGCCGCCGCCGCTGCCCAGGCGCGAGACCGGCAGCACCCTGTTCCGGCGCGACAGCTTCCGCAGCTGACCCGCAGACGAGGAGGGCGGCCACTAGTTCTGGGCCGCCCTCCTTCTATCTAGAGCAAGTGCCGGCCATGCTGCCCAACGTCCGCAGGAATCCGTCCTTTCACGACATGCCTGACACGCTCGTCTCATTGAGATGCTTGACTTGCTCGCGCGGTCAACGGCCCAAGAGCTGTTAATCGTTTCCGGTGCGCTGTTCCACTGTCCGGTCCTGGTGCGGCATCTGCTATGCATGGGGGTGTGGACGGCCAAAATCGACTGCGCCCGGTCCTCGTTAACCACTACGAGAAGGTCACGGACCGGCTCCTGACCGCGGCCGCCGCCGAAAGCGGCGATCGACTGCTCACGAAGGTCCGGCTGGCCGACGTCATGGACGTCGACTCTTGGCCGGGCTCAACCAAGTGGTATGGGCTGTCCGCCCACTTCGACTTCGTGATGGTCGACGCTGAGACCTCCGTACCGAAGTTCGCGGTCGAGCTCGACGGTGCGCAGCATTGGACTGACCCGGCCACTCGGCAGCGAGACAAACTCAAGGACCAGCTCAGCGAATGGGCCGGCCTTCCACTCCTGCGCATCACCAGTGACTTCACGAAGCAGCGCGGTCGCCGCTGGACCGTGCTCAACTATGCGGTCGACACGTTTTACCTATCAGAAGCGTTCTTCGCGGCCCAACAGTCAGGGCAGATCCCGCTGGATGAGCCGTTCCTTCCATTCATGTTCCATCGACCAAACGCCAACGGTGGTTTCGACGTCAACGCACTCGATCACGAGGCGCGAGTGATGCTGGAGGAGGCCTTCGAGGCAGGGAAGCTCCCAAGCCATGCACCAGACCAGTATCAGACGCGGGACGCGGAGGCCGGCGCGGTCCAGTCGCATGCCTGGATGGCCGTAGCCCCTGATCGCTACCTCGTGTCACGAGCACGCGTCCGCGACTTTCGGTTCCGAGGCCTAAGCGCGAGCGAGCTGGCGAGCCAGCTCTCCTTGCTCGATCTGGCCGATCTCGCTTGCCAGTGGATGGACGGGGAACCAGCGGCATGCGACCATCGCACGTTGGTCAGGTACATGACCGAAGTACAGGATGCCATCGATGCGGGCGGCTTTTGCGGTTCCGCCACCGGCGGTGCGCTCGAACCCGGTGGCCCCGCCCCGATGAATATCACGACGCGATTCCGCCCGCGGTCACAATAAGCAGCGGCGCGCCGTGAGAACTCGGCCCGGACCATCGGCGAATCGTCAGCGCCACTACTCGCCACGGGCCCACGTGGCACATGGCCGTAGCCAGCGTCGCGAGGGATTGGCCTTGGCGACCTCACTCGGTAGAGGGGCAGTTGACTGCGATTTGCTGCACCGCTTACCTTGAGCTGCCGGACGGCAGCTGCGGCAAGAGTCCGTTTCATCACTGCCTGACAAGATCAAGGTTCGGTCGGCCGTCGTCGGCCACTGCCGCTGACCTGCTCGGCTTGTCGGCTGCCGCCGAGTCTCACCCACGTGTTGCCCTGAGCTCGACTACGAGGCTTCTGCTGGCGGCGGGAGGCCGAGCAGGAAGGCTCGGACGTCGAAATCTATGTCGCGTCCCGCCCCAACCTCGCGCTCTAGGGCAAGCAGATCTTCATGGCCGGGTGAGCACTCCACAGCTCTGCCAATCGCCGCACACGCCAAGTCGTGCGCACCGTCGGTCCACAAACGCTCCGCAGTGCAGATCCAGAGTGCGGAGTCCAGGCGTGAGGGAAGCTCGACGGGCCGAGAGTTCCCTAGTTCGTCGTACCGCTGCTCCGCCAGCTCGCAGAGCTCATCCACTGACCAAGGCGGGCTATCGCCGAGAAGTGTGCCAGCCGCGAACGAGTACAAGCTCGGACGCTGTAGCTCTTCCACCGCGATCGCCATCGTCTTCTCTGGGGCCGGCTGGTGCACCTCCGAGGGCAGTAGGCGGTGCCACAGCAAGTAGATCGCGAGCATCGGCTCGCGCACGCTGGGTGATCGCTGGGTCGCGAGCAGCGTTTCGATGCGACCCAGCGCCGGACGCATGTCGACTGTGAATTCCTCGCGTCCAGCTAACGCCTCGATGAGGTGGACAAGGAACTCGCCGGCGCGCGTAGCCGCAGTCGTCGGGCGCATAGCCCCGGCCTGCCCCAAGTAGTACTGCGACGCCAGTTGGACCCGGATGACGTTGGGAAGGTGGTCTCTCCATTGGTAGTCGCGGTCCAGCTCAGTGGAGCCGCGTTGGACGTAGGTGCGGACGACATGCCGGGCCAGGCCGTTGAGTCCTTCATGCGTGAGCATCAGTGATTCGCCAGCCGGGGTGACTGTGTGAGCGCCACCAACAAGGAGCCATGTCCCGATGGCTAGCTCCCTGAGCTCATGCAGGTTCTTCGAGCGTGCATCGTATGCCTTGGCCACTGCCCGTCGAAGAGACGCCCGTCGTACCGGACGATTCACCCCAACTGCTTCCTCACGGAAGAAGGACGGACGAACGTGACTGAGTACGAACTCGATGTACCTGTTCTTGATGCCCGCCCGCTCGGACTCAAGGATCGCCGTACGCACACGTTCCGCTTCGTCGGCAGCCAGGGCGTCCAGAGCCGGGTCTAGGAGTCGACGTTTGCGTGAGTCAAGTCGGTTCCATGTCGGAGCGGGCGCCTCGAGGTCCGCTGAGAGCGACTCAAGCGCCGCGACGTAGTCCGTATAGGCAAGCGTCGGATCCTCGGCGACGCGCTCACTGGCAATAACGACTCGACGCATCGCCCTCATGGCCCGCTCGTAGACACCTCGGTTGAGCGCCAGCAGGTTGGTCATAAACGAACGTAAGCCGTCAACGTCGCCGTCGTTGAGGACCAGCTGCGGGGTGAAGGTGCGCGGAAGGATGTCGGCCGGGACGGGACTGTGGTGTAAGCCCGATGGAGGCCGGATCAACCGGTCGGCCGTTGCCCGGACCGGGGTGAACGTCGCGTTCAGGGCAAACGACAGTACGACGGCGAGATCATCGACGATGGCGTCCCCGCCGGTGGACAGCATGAAGTCCTCGCTGCCGTCGGGCAGGACCGCTTCAAGCCGTTCGGTGAAGGTGGCGAGAACAGTGTTGACTGTGGCCCACTCGGTGGCCGGCGTTAGATGCCCGATGGGTAGGTCGACCCGGTCATGACGCGGGAAGTTCGCGTTCGTGTACAGAGTCCGCCGATGCTCGGTCTCGTTGAGCCGTACATCCCGGAAGTACATTGCCGTGATGACTTGAAGCACTGAATCAGGATGCCACGCAAGCATCCTGTGCCCCCACAGGCGTTCGGCACCACCCGCTTACCTGCATGACAGCACAGAGGGGAACGCCATGTGCGGAGAGTAAATCCCGTCACCTCTCAACCGGAGCCTGACAGCGCCCGGGCGAAACTCTGGTCGGTCTCCTCGTCGGACCACTCCTCGCGGCCCTCCAGCTCCACGCCGACCGGCGGGGCCTCCAGCCGCTGCCGGAACTTCGCCACCTCCTTCTCGTCGCCGCCCTCCACCCACCAGGCGTAGATCACGTCCAGCAGCGACGGCAGTGGCAGGTCCAGCGGCTCCCGGCCGGTCCGCATCAGCAGCGTCCCATGGAACTCGGGCCAGCGTTTGACCGCCAGGGTCAGAAGGCGCTGCCCGACCCAGTAGGGCGGCCGGACCACTCCTCGCAGACGTGCGTGAAGATCCCCATGGCGTCGGTGAAGTCGAACTCGTCCTCCGTGTTCAGCAGCCGCTTCCGGAACACCGCCAGGCTCGCCTTGTCCAGCGTCTGCTCGAAGAAGTCGAGCACTGCCGCCACCTGGTCGGCCTCCGTGCGGCTCGACGACGCCGCCGCCATCAGGTACGCCAGCTGCGCGTCCTTCGGCGCCCGGCACACCATCTCCACCCCGTCCAGCTTGAAGGGCACGTCCGGCAGCTTCTTCTCGCCGCCGTCCTGCTTCGCCACCTTCGCGCTGGTCGTGAACTCCCGCATCCCTGCTTCCTCCCTACCTGTGGACGAGCCGGAACCCCTCCGGGCCCGCCACCTCTTCCATCGCCTCCCGCAGCCACGGCTGCGGCCTCGTCCCCGGATGGTTCACCAGCGTCGTGAACACCACCTGGCCGCCCGTCTCGAACCGCAGCATCCCGCCCGGCCGCCGCGGCCGGATGACGTGCGCGCCGGTGCCGTCGTGCACGGCCGCCGCGTACTCGACGTCGTTTTCCACGAACCCGTACACCTGGCCCGCCCGCACGCCGACCTCCTCGCGGTGCGCCGCCCGCAACCGGCCGGTGTCCACCGGGCACTTGAGCACCGCCCGGGTCCGCACCTTCCGGGTGACGCTGCGAATGAACGACACCACCTGCCCGGTCGAGCCGGTCAGCAGCTGGCGCATCTCGCCGGCGAACAGGTCGACGCGCGCCTTGACCACCACCGCCATCAGCGGCGCGCTCTCCGCGTCTTGCCGTCGCCGTCGGCGTCCGTCGTCGGCGCCGGAGTCGGCTGGCTGGCGGCCGGCGGCTCCAGGTCCGCGGTGGCCGCCCGGACGGCCTCCTCGCCCTCCAGCACCTCGTACCGGCCGGCCTCCACGAGCGTGGCCAGCCGCGGCCCCCACTCCACGTGCTGCACCGACCCGTCGGGCACGCCAGGCATCGCCGTCAGCGCCCGCACCGTCACCTTCTGGCCCTTGCGCATCGCCTTCACTCCTCGCACACGCACACGTTGGTCATCACCGCGACCAGGACCTCCTGGCCGACGCAGCCGCCGGACGGGCCGACGCTGGACTGCTCCCCGATCCACACCGACTCGACCTGCGGGATCTTCTGCAGCTCGCACAGCGCCGTCCGGCGGATCCGGCCGGCGTCGTCGGCCAACTCCGCCGCACTGCGTTCGAGCTGCGCCGCGGTCGGCGGGTTCCCGGCGTCGTCGGGGCTCGGCGCGCACCGGGCGGTGCCCGCGCCCAGCTCCACCGCCCAGAACGCCCCCGGATCGGCGCCCTCGTCGAGCGGCGTGCCCCGCCCACCGGGGAACTCCTCCGGTAGCACCGGGTATGTCCGCACGATCCGCACCCACGCCTGGCCTTCGCAGCACGAGTCGATCGCCACGTCCCGGCCGGGCACCACCGCCACCACGGCCGGGGTGCCGCCGAGCGCCCCGTTCAGCGCGCCGCCGATCAGCTCGCGCAGCTTCACCGCCACCGGCCACGCCACGTCGTCCTGCGGCTCCACCACCGGCTCGGTCACGACGTCCTCCTTCGTCCACGGTCCAGGTCCGGCGACCACACCACCGTGTCGCGGGGCAGCCGGTTCGGGTTCACCACCCGCAGCCACTGGTCGACCTCGGGCAGCCCGGTCATGCCGTCCCGGGCGAGCTGCGCGGGGTCGACGAACGTCTGCTGCACGCCTTGGCGCACCAGCGACTGCACGCGCCTCGGCAGCCGGCACGTCGTGTCGGCGACCATCGCCTTCGCCACCTCGCAGGCGTACGCGCCGGCCGCCACCTGCCCGCCGCCGGGCACCGGCACGCCCCGCTCGTAGGTGACCGCCCACGCGCCCAGCTGGTCGTCCGCCTTCGTCAGGTCCTGCCGGGTCGGCCAGGCGCCGCCGTCGATCCGCGCCAGCCACCGCCGGTCGTAGACCACGTACGCCTCGGCCGGCAGCTCCTGGCCGTCGATGACAACCCGCGTTACCGCGTGGATCGGGCCGGGCAGGCTCAGCTCCCGCCCGACCGGCCCGCATGCGCACGCCCCCACCGCGCAGCCGCAGAACGTCACCGCGAAGCTGCCGCCGTACGGCAGGTCCAGCCACGACTCCCACCGCCGCCACGCCTCGCCGTCGCCGCGCCGCACGGGCCGCACCGTTGACGAGCACACGCCGAACCGGCGGCCGGACAGCGCCCACAGGACCTCCGTCGCGAGATCCGTGGCCGCCTTCCGGACCGCCTCGTCGTGCTGGTCCCAGCCCTTGCAGTACGCCGTGTTCAGCGGCCAGTCGCACGGGCCGGTCCGCGCCGGCTGCGCCACCGCCGCCTCAGCCACCGGCCGGGGCGACGAACGACTTGAACCGCTGCGCGCCGCTCGCCGTGTGCGTGACCGTGATGAGGTACGTGCCGGCCGCCGCGTACTGGTGGCTGACCGTCGCGTCCGCCGCCGGCCCGGCCGACGACGCCCCGTCGCCCCAATCCACCGAGAACGCCTCGTTCGGCGCGGCCGGCACGTACGTCGCCGTGAACTGCGCCGTCATGTTCGTCGCGTCCGCCGGGTCCGCCACCACTGCGCCGTCGGGCGGCCGCGCGGTCAGCCCGCACGTCGGGGCCGGCGGCGGCAGGTACGTCCAGTCGAGGTGCAGCAGGTCCTGGTCGCCCATCGGGTCCATCAGCCGCTCGACGCCCGCCTTGCGCAGGTAGACGTCGTACGGCCCGACACCCCAGCCCGGGTTCTCGATCGCCTTCCCGGTTAGCGTGAAGCTCGCCGCCCCGTTCTCGATCGTGAAGTCCCCGACCTGCCCGTCGATGATCTGCGGGAGCAGGAAGTACCCGAACCTCGGCCGCTGGATCGCCCCGGCCACGCACTTCTTCAGCTGCGTGCCCGACCACACCTCCAGCGCCACCGCCGAGTCGAGGTTCGCCGCCGACGTGACCCGCATGCCGGTCGCGTTGCCGTCCTCGTCGAGCACCACCGGCATCCCGGTGAACAGCGTGTACAGCTCCGGGTCGACCCGCCCGCAGGTGACCGTCACGTTGTACAGCTTGATCCGCCGCCGGGCCGGCTCGTAGACCAGCGGATCGCCGTTGGCGTCCTTCTGGTCGATCTCCTCGCCGTCGTCGACCTCGGCCGCGTACTCGACGCTCACGAAGCCCTTCGACGTGACGTGGACCGGCCATCCTCCGGCGCCCACGATCGGGTCGCCGCACACCCCGAGCTTCGTGGCCCGGAGCATCTTCCCCTTCACCGGGGTGTCGCACACTGCGGTCATCAGGCATCCCTCAACAGCGAAGGTCCATGCCCGGCCCGCAGCCAGCGGCGAATACCCCGCCAGCGTAGCCGAGAGGGCGCTGGCCCCGGGTGGGACACAGCGCCCTCGTTGACGACCTGGCGGCCGCTACTTCTGCGCCGCCGGGTGGTTGCCCAGCACCAGGTCGCGGATCAGCGTCTCGATCTGCTCGGCCTGGCCGTGCGGCACCCGGAACGCGATCGTCGTCGCGCCGGCCACCACCGCCACCGCCGTGTGCAGGCCGTCCCGCTGGGACGCCACCGACTGCACCGCCCGCATGGCGAGCATCTGCCGGCCCTGCTCCTTGAACCGGGGGCGGCACGCCGGGATCAGCAGCGACAGCGCCACCGTGTAGACCGCCAGGATCACCAGCAGCACGTTCGCCACCGTCGTGCGTCCCGGCTTGCTCCACTCGATCCGGTCGGGCCAGATCCTCACCCGCGCGTTTCGTCCCGCGACATGGCTCTCGAACTGCGCCAACGGCTCCATAGTTCTGCCTCCACAGTGAACGGGGCCGTGCCCGAAGGCACGGCCCCGATACTGCCAACGGCTGGCGGCTTTCGCAGCTCGGCCGGTTACAGCTGCCGGCCGTCGATCACCTCCAGCTCCGCGCCGAGCTCCGCGACCTTGGCCCGCACGCTCTCGCCGACCTCGTCCCAGGCCTCACCGGTCACCACCACGGCGCTCCGGTTGTCGCCCCGGATCCACGTCACCATCACCGCCGTGCGGACGTCGAGGACCTGGCCCGTCCGCTCGCAGGTGATCTGCCGCATCACCGCGTGCCGCAGCACCTCCCGGTTCAGGAACTTCTCCCGGTCGGCGTCGTTGTCGGCCATCAGGGCCGCCAGCACGTCCATCAGTACCTCCCGACCGGGGCGGACGGCCTCACCTGCGCCGTGCCCTCGACGATGCGGCCACGGCACCGGCCGCACACCACAGGCGTCGGCCTGCCCTGCGCCAGGTCGACCGGCACCTGCATCGGCCCGTCGCAGCCCTGGCAGCGCATCGGCAGCAGCCGGGGCAGCCGCATCCCGAGCAGCAGCATGTCCCGAGGCACCAGCGTCTCCCTCGGCTGCCCGCCGTTGCGCGGCAGGATCACCAGGTTGACGCAGCTCGGGAAGTCCTTGACCGACTGCACGTCGGCGATCTCCACCAGCTGACCGAACAGCAGCACCTCGTCCCGGCGCCGCAACTCCTCGGTCCGGATCGTCGGGTTCGCCGGCTTCCTCGTCTCGACCGTCACGCCGCCTTCTCCTCTCGCTCCAGCCAGCAGAACCTGGCCTCCACATCGACCACCAGTTGCTCCGTCAGGCCCGCCCACACGTCGGCGGGCAGCGTCGCCAGGTGGTGCCACCGGCCGCCGTGCGCCGCGTAGACATGCAGCGCGCCCAGCTTGTGCTCCCACAGGTACGCCCAGCCCTCGTCCTCGAACGGCTGGTCGGCGCCCATCAGCCCGACCGCCGCCGGGCTGCTGATCTCGTCCTTGTAGCCGCGCCCGACGCCGCAGACGTACGTCCAGTCGGGCCGCCGCTCGGACACCGCCTGCGCCGGCCAGTGCGTGTTCGCCAGCACCGACCAGTGCCGGTGCATCAGCACCTCCACCATCGCCGCCGTGTTCCGCTGGAAGCTGCGGTCCCACATCGCCCGCATCTGCGCGAGGGTCCAGCTGGGCTGGCCCTCCAGCTCGACGAGCCGGGCCCGGTACCACTGGCTGCCCGGGGCGAACTGCCCCACCAGCGCCCTCACCGGCCCGCCTCCATCAGCCGGATGCGGGTCGAGTCGCGGGCCGCCTCACGGACGGCCTCCATGTAGCCGCGGTAGTCGGACGCCCGCCACTGCGCCGCGTAGCCCGCCTTCTGGACCTCCAGCAGGTCCAGCTGCGACAGGTCGCCCAGCTCGTGCAGCGACCAGCACGCCCACGCCTCCCAGCGCTTCGGGCCGCGCTCGGGGTAGACGTGCAGCCGGTGACCGCCGAACAGGTACGCCCACTCGCGGTCGCCCGCGCGGGCCTCGGCGATCCGGCCGGTCTGCACCGGGTAGCCCTCGGACGGCACGCCGACCGCGTGACCGGTCGGCCCGGTGCCCGGCACGGCGTACAGCCGCGACCAGTCGGTTTGCAGCAGCACCGCCGCCGCCCGCTCCGGGCTGTGGCCGCACAGCTCGTGCAGCAGCACCGACAGGGCCGGGACGACCATCGTCGGGCAGCCGTCGTGCTGCACGCCCCGCGCCACGTACACACCGCCGGCACCTTCGGTGCCGACCAGCGCGCGTAGACCCATGGTTTACCTCCACGTGAACCGGGTCTTGCTTCGGACAGTTACCTTGCGCTGTCCGGCCGCAATCGTCAATAGCAACCGGACAGCAGAACCCCGGCTAGGGGCTCCGCACCGGGGCCGGACCGCCGGCCCAGCCCCGCCTACGCAGCCGCTAGGCGGTCGCGTCCACCGACCAGAACTCCGTCTCGCCGTGCCACGCCGGCACGGCGTACGGCGACTTCGCGCCGTCGGCCAGCCAGCGCAGCATCTTCGCCACGACCTGCTCCCGGTACCGCTCGGGGATCCTCGCCGCCGCGTACTCCTCCAGGGCCTCGCGCGTCCCCAGCATCCGCACGCTTCCGCCGCTCCAGCTCGTGACGACGACCATCACCGGCGGCTCCTCCTCGTCCGGCCTGGCGTCGCACTCGTCGGCAGGCCCGCCGTCGTAGTGCTTGCAGGTCGGGTCGCACGGGTCCGCGATGTGCGCGCCGCAGTGCGTGCAGCAGTCGTTCTCGTCGCGGCAGCTGAACCACCCGCAGTCGTCGCCGCTCGCGGCGCTCTTGCCAGGCTGCACCGTGCTCTCTGCCATCTCAACCTCCACGTGAACAAGGCAGGACGTACATATTCATTGTGTGCAACCGACTCCCCCGCGTACATGTTTTGTGTACACGGGGGGCCGTGTAGCGCGTCACACAACCGGCCGGTCAGAACAGCCGGCCCTGCCGGAACACCGCGTCCGCGTCGAACGTGGACGAGTCCGGCGCGGGCGGCGGCGGGGGCGGCGGCGGCTTCGGCCGCGCCTTCCGCATGTGCCGCTCCAGGTCGCTCTCCGGCCACGGCAGCTCCAGCACCGTGCGCACCGCGCGGATCTGCATGGCCACCTGCCACGCCCGCCGCATCTCGTCGATCGCGATCTGCCGGTCCCGCAGGGCCTCGTGCATCCACTGGTCCAGCAGCCCGTCACCGCAGCCGACGACCACCCGCCAGCCCAGCCCCCACAGGTGGAAGTTCACCGCGCACAGCGCCGCAGCGAGGGGGTCCAGGTCGTTCGCCCACCACTCGCACGTCGTCGGGTCGAGGCCCTTCTCCCGCATGGACCGGGCCGCGCCGAGCAGCATCGTGCCCGTGCCGGCGCACGGCTCCAGGATCCGGTCGCCCTCCTTCGGCCCCGCCATCCGGCCCATCAGCTCCGTCACGTCCACCGGCGTCAGGAACTGCCCGATGCCCTTCCGCCCGCCGTGGGACTTCATCGTCTGGAGCAGCACCCCCAGCAGGTCGTAGTCGCCCCACCCGTCCGGCCCGAACCGGCCGAGCACCCCGCGCCGCAGCGCCGCCTGGCCGACCGCGTGGATCGCCCGCTGCGTCGTCTCGTCCGGCTCGTCGTCGATCCACGACCACAGGTGCTTCGTCCGCGGGTTCAGGTCGGGCCTCAGCGCCGCGAACTCGCACCACAGCCGCTGGATCAGCAGCCAGAACCCCTCGTGGTCCAGGCGCTCCGCCATCTCGCCCACCCGGTCGAGCTGGTCGGGGTCCGGCGCCTCCCGCGCCAGCACCGCCAGGGCGGCCACCACGCTCATCGGCACCTCGATCCGCGAGCCGCCGTAGTGGCTGTGCCACGCCTGGTCGACCGCCTCGGAGATGACCCGCGCGTGCTCGCGCGGGTCGGACGGCACGGCGTTCGCGCGCCGCGCCACCGTCGTTGTCGTCATGCTCTGCCTCCACGTGAACTGCCGGCGGCCTGCCCGCCGGCGGGAACGGCAGCGCCCCCGCAGCCACGTCGGCTGCGGGGGCGCTCGGTACGGCTCAGACCAGCCGCAACACCTGCATCTCGGGCACGCCCACCACCGTCGGGTAGGCCAGGTCGTAGAAGTCGACCCGCACGCTCTCGCCCAGCTCGTCCTTGCCCGCCACGGCGGCGGCCTCCTCCATCACCCGCGTCCAGTCGACGCGCGGCACGCTCTCGTGCCGCCGCTCAGCCAGCGCCGCCAGGTCGAACGACAGGACGTCGCCGTCCTCCACCTCGGACAGCGCGATGACCTCCCACTGCTCGGCGGTCGGCTCGGTCTCGATCAGCTCGATGCTCACGGTCGGCTCCTTCTCTCGCGTCTCTCTCGTTCAGCAGTTGCCGCACACGCCCGACGCCGGCTTCTCGCAGAAGCACCGGTCGCACACCGCCCGCCGCGCCGCCTCGCGCTTCACGGTCGCCGTGCGCCGCGCACCGCGCCGCGCCAGCTCCGCGTTGATGTCGTCGACCGCCGCCTGCCACTCGGCCTTGCGCTCCTCGATCACCCGCATCTCCTCGGGCGTCTTACGGGCGCGCAGCTCCGGGTCGACCACCACGTACTCGGAGAACTCGGCGGCCAGCTCGCGCAGCAGCCCGGCGCTCATGCTCTCCAGGTGGCTCACCAGGTTGTTCATCGGACACTCCTCGCGCAGTCGGGGCAGCTTGCTGTACATATTCATTGTATGCGAGTCTCAGCCCTGCGTACAGGTTTTATGTACGCCTCGGGCTGTGGAGCGGGCCACACAAACGGCGACGCCCCCGCACCCGCGTGGGGCGCGAGGGGCGTCGGGCCGCTCGACTCAGAACTCCTGGCGGTACACCTCGTGCGTGTAGCAGTGCCAGTAGAACTCCTGGTTGTCGAACCCCCGGCAGTCGAGGTGGTCGACCGCCTTCTCCGGCTCGATCTTGGTCACGCACTCGACGCCCGTCACCCACGTGCTGTCGGCGTCGTCCTGCTGGATCCACACCATGCCGTCGCGGACCTGGATCACGATGCCGGTCCGCTCGGTCGGCTCCCACGGGGCGTCCCAGCGCACTCGGTCCTTCTCGGCCAGCTCCGGCGCCGCGGCGGCTTCTTCAACCTGCTGCTCGGTGATCTCCACGTGAACTCCCCTTGCCTCAAACGGGCGCGCCGGCCGGGGCTCCCCCGGCCGGCGCGCATCGGCTTGCTCAGTTGCCCCGGCTGGCCTTCACGCTCTCGGCGACGTACGCCAGGGCGGTCCGCCGCTCGGCCACCTTCATCAGCGCCGCGTCGAACGCCGCCGCCTTGTCGCTCACGGCGGCCAGCAGGTCGCCGCGCACCGCGGTGCGCAGGTCGCCCGCCTTCGCGTTGACCATCGCGTCCTCGGTCGCCCCGGTGAGCTCGGCGCCCGCCCGCCCCAGCTCCCGCTCGGCCTCCACGATCCGCACCGCCAGCTGGGCGACCAGCCCGAACCGGTCGGCGCCCTCGGCCTCGACACCGAACTCCAGAGCCAGCTCGTTGACCCGCTTCTCCATCTCAAATCCTCCTGTAGGGGTAGCGCATTGCATACATGTTCATTGTATGCAAATTTCACTCCCCCATACAAGTTTTATGTATGCCTCGGGCCGTGGAGCGAGTCACACAAAAGGCGCCGCCCCACCTGGCACGGGGAAGGGACCAGGTGGGGCGGCGCGGCCCAGGGCGAGGGGTTCCGGTCAGCTCCGCGAACCGCGCGACGACCGGGACGCCTTCGCCGGCGGCTGGGAGGAACCGTCCGCCGGCTCGGCGTCCGCCCCGGACCCGTCGGCCCCGGCGTCAGCCGACGTGCCCTGCGCGGTGGCCTCGGCCTCCGCGGGAGCCTCCACACGCTGCCGGCCGTCGCCGGAGCTCAGCACCTTCTCCGCCAGGTCGTCGGGCACGTCGAACGCCAGCCCCACCGGGCCGTCCGTCGTCGTCCGCACCTCGAAGCGGCGCTCCTCGCCGGCCGCCTCCAGCAGCCCCTTCGCGAGGACCTGCGCGTCCGCGCGGTCCTTCGGGTAGATCAGCGCCATGTCACCCTCCTACGCCGGCACGCCCGGCAGCTTGACCTTCACCGCCGCCGTCGCGCAGCTCCAGCCCACCGTGTAGAACCGCTCCGCGACGGCGAACACCTCGTTGTCCTTGCGGTCCAGGGCCTCCGGCAGCTTCGGCAGGAACACCGCCGACCGCCGCACCATCACCGGCCCCGTCGCGTACAGCCACGCCTCGTCGTCGCCCGGCGCGGCGCCACCCGGTCCGACGCCGCTGGTCTGCGCGAACACGATCGGGTCGCCCAGCGGCGCGACCATGCGCGGGCCCTCGATCCGCGTCAGGCCCTTACCCTGGAACCACCCGGCCGTCCACCGTGGAGCCCACACCGCGCCAAGCACCCCGGCTCGGTCGGCGATGTACGCCTCCAGCCGGCCGACGCCCTCCTCCAGCGGCACCGGGGCCACGTCCGAGCCGACCAGCACCTCCGTGTCGGCCGCCGCCAGGAACTCCTCGATGCCGGCCTCGCCGGTCCACACGTAGTGCTCCAGCGACTGCTGCTCGACCTGGCCCATCGCCCGCCGCGCCCGGTCGATCAGGTCCGGCCGGGCCACCGACCGGCCGGTCAGGCCGGCGTACAGCCGGATCACCCCGGACTGCACGCTCGGCACCCCGTCCGGCAGCGCCATCGCCGCGCGGTTCGCGTCCGAGGCCGCCGCCGCGTTCGTCGGCGCGGGCGCGTCGACGCACTGCGGCTCCCACTCCACCCCGGCCTGGAACTCGCGCTGGTCGGCCGGGTCGACCACGACCGCCGCCGCGAACAGCCCGAAGCGGTACGGCGTCGCCGCCGGGGCGTCCACATACATCAGGGGCTGAGTCACCCGTCATCTCCTCACCGGCTGGGGACCGCGCCCGAGCTGGGCGCGGCCCCGTCAAACGGGTAGCTCAGACCGCCGAGCAGTCGAACGGGACGGTGCTGCCGGTGACGCCCGTCGGGCACAGCGGCACGCTGACCTTGTAGGACACGAAGCACCGCTTCACCAGCAGCGTCGCCTGCTCGGTGAACAGGGCGATGTACTCGTTGTCCTTCAGCTTCGTCGAGTCGTAGACCGCCGACAGGTCGATAATCGGCTTGGATCCCTTCACCCACGTTCCCGGCGCGTAGATCAGCAGGTCCACCGTGCCCGGCCACTGGCCCGGGGCGGCGGTGCCGCCGAAGCCGTTGCCGGCCGCGTCGGCGTACCCGTCCTGCCAGTCGTAGACGAACTGCGGCCGCAGGTGCCTGCGGGTGAACCACGCCGTGATCTGCTCATCGGTCACGTCGAGGTAGTTCACCCCGGCCCGCCGCGACATGTCCGCCCGGATCCAGTCGATCAGCCACAGCGGCACCACGCACTCCAGCAGCTGCCGCCGCCCCAGCCGGTACCGGTACCGGTAGTCCGTCGCAGCGAGGGAGATCGCGCCGAGCAGCGCGGTCGTCGTCTCGTCGCCGTCGACGTCGCCGCCGAGGGTCAGCGCGAACTGCGTCGACTGCCCCGGGGCGGCGGCCATCCGCTGGATCAGCCGCGCGTTGATCTTGTGCTCGTGTGCGGTCAGCGTCCGCCGCACCACGTCCCGGGTCAGCTCCGGCCACACCGCGTTCTGCACGATGTCCTGCTCGATCTGCACCCCGTCCACCTCGAGGCGCGTCTCGGCCCAGTTCACCGTCGGCACCCGGTACGAGGACTTCTCCACACCCGCGGTGCTGTCGGCCTCGGTCTGCACAAACCCGATCCCCGAATACAGGTCGCGGAAGTCCAGGTTGGCGGGCACCTTGATACCGCCCCCGCGCGGGATCGTGATGCCCGGAAGGTCCAACAGGCCCTCGGTCGTCTCCAGGCCCTCGCACAGCTCCCACAGCGTCTCCGACGGGGCACCCCATCCGCCGGCCGCGACGAGGTTGCCGCCCGACAGCCGCGACTCCGACGCGGCCAGATCCACCAGCTCCATGTCGGTCAGGCCCCTGCCCCCGGCGACGAGCGCCTGGTCGACGGGCAGCTCCACCCGAGCCACGTTCTGCTTGATGCGGGTCGCCACCCCCACCCCACGCGGGAAGCCGGCGAACTTGTCGTCGAACGCCGACGCGACCTCCGACACCGAGGAGAACACATGACCGTGCGGCACGTTCGGCACGTCGGCCGCCGCCTTGATGACCGCCGACTTGCCGGCGCTGGTCACCTTCGGCTTCGACTGACGTCGGGCCGCCCGGCGGGCCAGCGACGCGACGACCGGCGTCGGCTGCTGCGGCGCCGGCTCCTCGGCCGCCGGCTCCTCGGCAGGCGTCTCCTCGGCCGGCTCCTCCTCCGCCGGCTCCTCCTCGGCTTCGCCGCCGTCGCCCTCGTCACCGTCGCCATCGCCGCCCTCCGGAGCGCCGTGCACCGTCGCGGTCAGGTCGTCCAGCTCGGAGGCGACCTGCTCGGCCGCCTGCTCGATCCGCGCCTGTTCGGTCCGCACCGACTGCACGAACGCAGCCAGCTCCCGCAGCCGGGCGAGGCCATCGGCGTCCAGGGCCGCGTCGTCGCGCAGGGAGTCGAACGCCGCGACGGCCTGGCTCTCCAGCTCGGTCAGCGCATCCAGGTCGAGCCCATCCAGGCTCGGAGGGATCTGAAAGTCCACCGTCGGCTCCTCAGCACGGTAGGGATCTCATCCCCGACCGGCCCGCAGCCAGCATCGGCAGTACCCGCACAGCGTAACGCAGCGGCGAGCTGGTTCCGGTCAAGGCAGCTCGGGTTGCACGATGGTGAGAGACCAGTACCTGAGGACGGCCGGCGGCTGCCGGGCCCCCGGAGGGCCGCGATCCGCGTCGCCCTGCCCGGTAAGCGCTATTCGCCAGCAGAGCGCCCAGCTAGGTTCTGCCTTGCGGCACCGAAGCCCAGCGATTGACGCACACGATCTGCGAGACAGAACCTACGTGCCCGGATGCCCGAGCTCGTCGCGCAGCATGCTCTCGACCCGCCCCAGCAGCTCGTCGTCAGCTGAAGCGAGAAGACGTACCACCCTGCCGAAGCTGGTGTCGTCAGCAGGTGCGGACGACCGGGGTTGCTCGTCGCCGTCATGGTCGCCGGCATCCGCACGCGGCTCCCTGGTCTCGGCAACCTGCGGCAGCGCGACCCGCCGCAGCGCCTCGCCCGCGTTGGCCGAGAAGGCCGCACTCATCAGCGCGACCGCCTTAAGGCTCGGCGATATGGCCTCAATAAAGGCCGCCCGATCGCTCGGTGACCACCTTCCGATAGCCTCCACCGCGGCTGCCTCAAAGGCTGCCTCCCGGTCGACATCGGTGCGCCGGTTCTGGCCTTTCATCTTTGCCTTGAAATCGAAGGCGACGTCACGCTCGGTCTCGGAGTCATAGATCAGCAGGTCGTAAGGACCGCTGTCCCTCCACTGGATTCGATGCTGCTCCGTCATGCAGGCGAGCAGCGGGCGAGCCGTCGCAACCGACGGCGCCTGGGCGCCACGCTCGATCCCGCGGACGAACGACACGTGCACGTCTGCCCGGTCGGCGAGTTCTTGCGGGCTGAGGCCGCTGCGTTCGCGCATGGACTTCAGCAAAGCGCCGAAGCGGCGGTTGCCAGGAGTACCCGCCGCAACCTGCAACGGGCCCTCATATTCGGCGTGTTCGTCGTCACTCACAAGAGAAGAATACAGGATCGTCTTGCGCTCCCCGTCGGCGCCATGCGAAGCTTACGCAACACACGATCCTCTACTCCTCTACCGCAAACTGAGAGGCCCCGTCATGTCCAAGGCATTCCTCTGCCTCGTCGGCGCCAGCACCAGCGGCGCGGCCGCGCTATACCTCTACCAGCGGTGGCAGCAGGAGGCCGCCGCCGAAGCTCTGATTCGAGACGCCGAACTGGAAGCCCAGGTCCAGCAGAGTCAGATCTACCTGGCCGCGCGGCGAGAGGAGGCACGCTCCGCCGGAGTCGATCCGGACCTGGTCGCCCAGAGCTATCACGACAAGCGAGACGCGTTCTCCCGTTCGACCAGGTCGCAGCTTGGCGATGAGTACGGTCAGTTCCCGCCGTCGTGAATAGCCCTCTAGGTTGAGTCACGTATGAACCGGTGGTCGCCCGTTAGTCCGCCGACCTACGGGCGGCCTACGGGCGGCGCAAACCGCTGGGTGCCGTTGAGCGTGCTCTCATCGACAGATGCGGATGCTCGGCACGGGCGGCTCAGGTCTCGGCCCGTGACAGAGCGTCACCCTGACGGCGTTAATGAGAGCAACAGAGCCTGCCAGTCTCGCCCCCTACTTCTGCACCTGGCGGATCGTGCCGCCGCCGCCTTTGCGCACGTCGGCGATCTCCGCGTCCGTCTTCGACCCGTACTCGCCGCCCTGCCGGCCGTCCCCGTAGGACAGCACCCACACCGTCGCGCCCCGGCGCCGCGCGCCGCAGTTGCAGCCCACTGCTTCCTCCCTACTCCCCATGCACCTCGGCGGACAGCGCCGCCACCAGCGTCCTGCGGTCCCGGCCGATCGACGCGGCAATCCGCTCGGCCGTCGCCGCGTTCACGGCACGCTGTCGCTCGGCGGCGAACCCGGCGGCCACCGCCCGCCGCACCGCCGCCTCGAAGGCGGCTGGCGACAGCGGCGCATCCGGCCGCCGGCCTTCCGAGTCGGACGGACGCCAGCCTGCCCAACCGGAGGCGACCATCGCGTACGCCCGCCCGCCCGACGAGCGGCCCCGCACCACCGGGAAGCCGCCGACGTTGACGCACAGCGCCGCGACGAGCTGCCGCGCCCCGCCGATCCACCGCCAGTCTCCGGACAGCGGCGACCGGCGCAGCAGCTGCACCTGCTCCTCGGTGGCCTCCGGCACCAGCGACCCGGCGACCCATGTGCCGTGGGCGTCCCGCCCGGCGCGCACCACGGCGACCTGCGTGCCGGTGTCGTCGTAGTGCTCCACGGCCGCCGCCGCGCTGGCGGAGAGGTCGGCGTGCCCGGTGCCGGCCGTGATGTGCCCGACCGCCACGAGGTCCCCCTCGGCGGTCTGGATCTCCGGCCGGTGGAACCAGTCGAAGCCGCCTTCGTCTGGCGGCAGCACGCACTGCCCGCCGGTCAGAAACGACAGGTGGCAGTCCCGGTCGGCGAGGTGCCCGAACACCCGCCCGTCCGCGGTGACGGTGATCGGCGTCAGCTCGGCCAGGCCCGGGTCGTCGAACCAGGCGCGCGGCGGGTACAGCGGCGCGACCTGCTTCTTCGCCGCCGCCGCGCCCGACGCCGCGACCGCCTCTTCCTCCTTCGGCTCCTCGTCTGCGGGCTCGCCGTCGGCGGGCTCGCCGTCGGCGGGCTCGTCGTCGAGCAGCTCCAGCTTCGCGTCGGGGAACGCCTGCGTGCCGACGAGTGTCACCGCCATGACCCGGCCCTTGGTCACCGTGATGTACGGTTCCTCGCCGGCCTCCATGAAGGCTTCCCACTCCTCGTCGGACATCTCCTCGATCGGGGTGCCCTTCTCGTCAGTGAACATGAACTCGAAGTCGTCCAGGTCCACGCTCGGGAACAGCACCCCGGCGCGCAGCAGCTCCAGGGCCTCGCCCAGCTCCGGCACCGCGTCGATGAAGTCGCCCGCCCCGGACAGCCGGCTCTTCTGCACCTCGCCGGCCATGATCCGGCCGATCGTCACCGCGCCCTCGTGCCCGGGGGCGTCCTCCCGCGCCCACCGCAGCGGCAGCGGCAGGTCGCGGAACGACCAGTCACCGTCCGCCGCGAAGATCCGCCGGTCGCCCGACTTGGCACCCAGCGGCGCCAGCACACCCTTCCACGTCGCCATCTGCTTGCCACCCTTCGCGGCTGCCGCCGCCGTCACCGTGATATCCAGCCCGGTGGCCCGGCCACGCCGGGGCCACGGGTGCTTCGGGACCGCAGGCAGGGGCTCGTCGGCCTCCACCTCGATCATCGTGCAGCGGCAGTTCACCGTCTGCCCGGGCGGCGCGGCCGGGTCTCCCGGGTACCGCATCGGCGCCCCGCCGACCATGAACACGCCGTCCAGGGCGACCCGCTGCCCGTCCGCGTCCCGGTGGTCGTGCCGGGTCCGCTCGTCGTGCGTGGCCACCCACACCTTGTCCAGCTTCTCGTCGAGGACGTCCTCGGCGGTCAGCCACGCGGTCAGCGTGCCCGCGTTGTACGCGCCGATCGTCTCCGTCCGGGCGATCGTCACCGCCCGGTCCTCCCACGACCGCTCGCCCAGGATCGCCTCGATCGCGTCGCGGATGCGCGGCACGCTCGCGCCTTCGGCGGTCAGCTCGGCGACGGCGGCCGTCACCTGCTGCCACGCGCTGTCGGGCACGCCGACCAGCCGGTTCGGCAGCGCCGCCAGGTACTCGTCCTTCATCTGCGCGACTCGCAGCAGCTCCAGGTCGCCGCCCGCGTCGCGCACCCCGGCCAGGAACGTCTGCTCGGCCGCTGGCAGCAGGTGCACCGTCATCGCCTCGAACCATGCCTGCCCGGCGCCGGCGAGCGCGCTCGGGTCGGGCGGCAGGGCCGCCGCGGTGACCGGCAGCGTCAGGGCCCGCGCGTCGCGCAGCCAGGCGCGCAGCGCCGCCCGGGCGGCCCGCAGCATCCGCCGCTCGGCGGCCACCACCCGCGCCTCGTGGTCGAGGCGCAGCGGCAGCCACGGGTCCGGCTCGGCCACGTCTCAGCCTCCCGCCGGTGGCTCGGGGACCACGGCGACCTGCACGCCCTGGACCTGAACACCGCCGTCGGGGCGGGACACCGGCAGGCCCGCGGGGCTGCGGATGAGTCGCTGGACGATCAGCACGTCGTCGTGCAGCTCCAGCTTCACGAAGTCGCCGCCGAGGTCGATGCCCACCGACGCGAAACACTCGCGCAGCTGGGTCAGGGTCACGCTCTCCGGGTCAGCCATCGGTTCTCCTCCTCGCGTGGTTGCGCCGCGCCACCGTGTCCGGGTCGCACACGTGGCCAGCGTCGGTCAGCGGCGGCTGGTCGCCATTCCACAGGTCGCCCCACCATCCGCAGGTGCGGCAGATCGTCCACCGCAGCCGCTCGCAGCCCTTCCCGCGCCTGGACCGCTGGCAGGCGTACCCATGGGCGGGCACCAGGTCCGGCGCGAGGATCGTCACGCTCATGCCGGCACCAGCTCCCCGGCGACGGTGGCGGTCAGGTGCTCGCGCAGCTCGTCGACGTCGTGCCGCGCGCCCGTGACGAGCAGCCCGCCGACGTACGCGGTCAGCGCCGCCGTCAGCTTCTCGTCGTCGACGTCGAGCTTCGCCGCGACGGCCGGCACCGCCGTCCACGCTCCCTCGAGCAACCGGGGCACCGACGCCGGCGTGGACGGGCGCACCGTGTGGTACTCCCACGCCTTCAACCCCTGGTGCCGGTACCTCTCCCGGCCCAGCGCCCGCTTGCCGGCGATCTCCAGCGCCCGCAGCGCCAGGACCTCGCACGCGGCGACGAACGGCGCGCTCATCGGCCCGGCCGCCACGGCGGCGATCGCGTTCTGCTCGGGCGGGCCGCGGTCCTCGGTGTCGCCGGGCGGCGGCGGCTCCGTCGCCGGATCCTCCTCGGCCGAGGGCTCGCCGCCGCCGGGCAGCTCGGCGGGGGCCGGCTGCGGCTTCAACGCCTCCGGGTCGAGCTGCACGCTCACCCCGGCGACCTCCAGCAGCCGGGTCACCAGGAACGGCCCGGCCGCCGGCACCGTGCGGATGATCTCCAGCAGCCGCCGCAGCTCCCGCTCCTCGTCGGTCGGCTTGTCGCCGTCGCCGAAACCGGTCTCCCGGCGCAGCGCATCGCCGGAGAGCTCGCCCAGCCCGTACAGGTCCTTCGCGTCGGCACCCTTGTCCGGCGTCTGCGTCAGCTCGCTGGTGTCGTACCAGACGATCCACCGGCGCGGGTCGGCCACACCCTGCGCGCCTTCCAGCGCCGGCCACAGCATCTGCTCGGTCAGCGCCGCGCAGAACAGCTCCAGCTTCGACTCGACGTGGTACTTGATCGTCGCCTCGTCGGTCATCCAGGCGCCCCAATGGTTCGCCTGCGTCATGCCCAGCAGCATCTCCGGCGGGGCGTCCAGGCCCAGCGCGAGCCGCCGGATCGCCCCGTCCAGCATCGCCGGCACCGCGCTGCTCAGCTCCGTAGCGAAGCTGAGCAGCCGCGCCTTCTCCAGGTGCTCGGCGGGGCCCTGCACCACGATCGGGACGAGGGCGGCCACGCTGTCGCGATCCTTCACCGCGGTGGTCATCGCCTCCGTCAACGTCGACAGGAACGACGACACCCCGTCCTCGGCGTCCTCCTCCTGCTCCGGCGCAACGAAGCTCAGCTCGTTGGGCAGCAGCAGAATGCCCGCCCCGGCCAGCCGGGAGTCGATCTGCGACTGCACATACTGCGTCAGCCGCTCGATCAGCCGCAGCACCCGCCGGTTGGACTGCACCTGGCTGGACGGCAGCGCGTGCTTGCGGGGACTCGGCACCCAGATCCGCACGATGACCGTCTCGTCGGACTCCAGCTCGCGCGCCCCGTCGCCCTGGTCGAGCACGTACTTCCCGGCCCGCTCCGTCAGCTCCTCCACCGACGCGATGAACCACCGCTCCCGGTCGGTGGCCTTGCCTTCGGCGTCGCGTTCCGGCTCGCCGATCAGGTAGCACTCGCCGGGTACGCCGAGCTGAATGCCGGCGTCGCGCAGCAGCTCGGCCTGGGTACTGGGGCCGCCGAGGAACGTCTCGTTGACGCCGGCCGGCGCCTGGTCGGGCGTCTCCATCGGGCGGCCCTCGTCGTCGACCTGCGTGATGTACAGCCGGGCGCGGCCCATCGCCTTCGCGATCAGGTCGACCAGGAACGCGAACTCGCCGCACTCCTCGTAGTGTCGCCACGCCTCGTCCTGCCACTGCTGCTTGGTGACCTTGCGAAGGCTTCCGCTGGAGTCGTAGCGCATCTTCGCCGCCGACGCCACGACAGCGGTCGCCTTGCCGACCGCGCTGTCGACATTGGGCTTCGTGCCCCACCACCCCATGCGCTACTCCTCGGGCTCGGCACGCACCAGCAGGCCGGTCGCGTACGACAGGGCCATCCCGACGGTGGTCACGTCGACCCACCACAGCCCCGACCAGCGGGGGACGTCGGACAGGTGCCACCAGCCGGCGGCTGCTGGCGTAGCGATCCAAACCGACAGGCACCAGCGGCAGAACAGCAGGTATGCCAGCGGGCTGCCTTCAGGCAGCCGGCGGACGATCGCTTCCCGGGGTCGGCGGGTGATCTCGTCGGCGACGACCAGCCGGGTCGCCCGCGCGACGAAGAGCAGTACCACCGCGATCTCGATCAGCCCCGTCACGGCTATGAGCATATGCAACGTCACTGCGGCCGCACAGGCATCGGTACGCGTGCGAGTGCTCTACCGTGTTGCCAGAGCGGGAGCAGATACGGCGCCCCTAGCTTCTGTGGCGCGCGCTTGCCCCTGGCCCGACACTGGTCCAGAGCCGAGCCAGAACGCCCTCTTGCCGAAACGACAAGAGGTTCGGAGCACCTCGGAGGGTGATGATGGACGCTGAGGAACTTGTGCAGGTGGACCAACGGCTACGCGAACTGTGCCTCGGGCGTGGCCTCGGCTGGGTCGTGTCGGATGTGGATGAACTCATCCGCCAGGGGCAGCACGTTGCCGGCCGACGCGAGTACTTCGAAGAGTGGGCAACTGATCGATTCGGCCGTTACCCAGCGCGGATCGACCCAGGCAAGCGACCGGCCACAGCAAGCCTGAGGGAGACGCCCTTCTCCGCGCCTGAAAGGACCCTGCTGCTCATTGACGCAATGCTGGCGGTGTTCGCCCAACTGCCTGCCCTGCAGGCCGAGACGTTGGAAGCGCTGCGGGACGGCCGGAACGGCCTGGCTCCACCGGTCAACACAATCACCCTCACGAGCGGCGGTGAGAGCCCGCCCGTCCCCATTGACGGCTTCAATCGAGAGGCAATGGCGCGAGTAGCCGAGAGCCTCCAGCGCCTCCGCGCGGCGGTGATCGAGCAATGAGCGAGCGAGTTGACGGCATGCTGACGGAACTGGAAGCCAACCTGGACTCAGCAAGGCACCCGTTCACGTCGGCGTCAATCGCGGACCGAGTCTATGAGGCGTACGTCTTCTCGCTGGTCATAGCAGCGGCCTTGGACGCCGGAGCGTCGGTCAGGTACCGGGAGGGCAATGGCAAGGAGGTGACCGACCTCGTGTTCCGTGGCGCGCCCGGTGTCATCCATTCCAATGACCCGCGGTGGACGTTCGCCGTACTTGCGTTCGGCAACGCACCGCCCCTCGAGGTTCACGTTCGCGTGAAGATCATCGGCGGCAGAACCCGCACGGAGGGCGAGTGCGACGTCTTGATCTTGGACCACCACACCGCAACGACCAGCAGGTGCGGGAACAAATCGCCGCTGGCATCGAAGTGCCTCGCCGTCATTGAATGCAAGTTCTATCCAGGCCCGCTTCCTGTCTCGCTGGCGCGGGAGTTCGCCCAACTGTGCCACGACCGCGGTAACAGCGTCGTTGGATACTTCGTCTCCAACCAGCGCTCCCCCATGGTGTGCCAGACGCTTGCCGCCACGCCGAACGCCGTGTGCGAGTTCGGAGTTCTACCAGGCACCAGGCAGAAAGGCCATCTGACCACGTTGTTGCGCGAAGCGTTTGTCGGCTCCGCCTGAAAACTGACCCCGTGGTTCCGGCTGAATTTTGACCCCTTCCGGAAGCATCGGGAGGTGCTGAGCGTGGAGGACTGGGCGGAGATCCGTCGGTTGCACCGGGCGGAGCGGATGGCGATCAAGGCCATCTGCCGTCGGCTGGGGGTCTCGCGGAACACGGTGCGCAAGGCCTTGGCCAGTCATGAGCCGCCCCGCTATCAGCGGGCGGCGAAGGGCTCGATCGTGGACGCGGTCGAGCCGCAGATCAGGGCGTTGTTAGCGGAGTTCCCGGACATGCCGACGACGGTGATCATGGAGCGGGTCGGGTGGATCCGCGGCAAGACGGTGTTCGCCGATCGGGTGCAGCAGTTGCGGCCGTTGTTCCGCCGCCCGGACCCGAGCCAGCGGACGGAGTATCTGCCGGGTGAGCTGGCGCAGTGCGATCTGTGGTTCCCGCCGGCGGACGTGCCGTTGGGCTTCGGGCAGGTCGGCCGGCCGCCGGTGCTGGTGATGGTGGCAGGGTATTCGCGGTGGCTGTCAGCGGTGATGATCCCGACCAGGCAGTCACCGGACCTGCTGGTTGGGCACTGGACGCTGATCTCCGGCTGGGGGCGGGTGCCCAAGGCGTTGGTGTGGGACAACGAGTCCGCCATCGGGCAGTGGCGGGCCGGCAGGCCTCAGCTGACCGAGGCGATGAACGCTTTCCGCGGCACCCTCGGCATCAAGGTGATCCAGTGCCGGCCGGCGGACCCGGAATCGAAGGGCCTGGTCGAGCGGGCCAACGGCTATCTGGAGACCTCGTTCCTGCCCGGACGCCGATTCGGCTCACCCGGCGATTTCAACGCTCAGCTCACCGAATGGCTGGTGCGGGCGAACAACCGCCAACACCGGATGCTGGGCTGCCGCCCGCTGGACCGGTGGGACGCCGACCGGGCCGCGATGCTGTCACTGCCACCGGTTGCGCCGGTGGTCGGCTGGCGGCAGACCACCCGCCTTCCCCGCGATCACTACGTGCGCGTGGACGGCAACGACTACTCGGTGCACCCGTCGGTGGTTGGCCGGCGGGTCGAGGTCACCGCCGACTGCGACCAGGTGACGGTGTTCTGCGACGGCCGGCCGGTGGGCCGGCACGACCGCTGCTGGGCCAAGCATCAGAGCATCACCGACCCCGCCCACCGCCAAGCCGCCGCCGACCTGCGCGTCGCCGCGCAACGCACCCCGACGACCGCCGTTGACGCCCAGGTCGAACGCCGGCCGTTGAGCGACTACGACCGCCTGTTCGGCCTGGACGTTGAGGTGGCTGCGTGATCGCCGCCAAGAGCAGCCGCAACGTTGCCTCGGAGATCGCGTTCCTCACCCGCGCCCTGAAGGCGCCATCCCTCGCCGCGTCGGTCGAGCGCCTGGCGGAGCGGGCCCGGGCGGAGTCCTGGACGCATGAGGAGTTCCTCGCCGCCTGCCTGCAACGTGAAGTCGCCGCCCGCGAAGCCCACGGCGGTGAAGGACGCATCCGGGCCGCGAGGTTCCCGGCCCGCAAGAGCCTGGAGGAGTTCGACTTCGAGCACCAACGCTCTCTGAAGCGGGAGACGATCGCTCACCTGGGCACCCTCGACTTCGTCGCGTCGAAGGAGAACGTCGTCTTCTTGGGCCCGCCCGGCACCGGCAAGACGCACCTGTCCATCGGCCTCGGGATCCGGGCCTGCCAGGCCGGACACCGGGTCGCGTTCGCCACCGCCGCCCAGTGGGTGTCCCGCCTCGCCGACGCCCACCACGCCGGCCGCCTGCAGGACGAACTGGTCAAGCTCGGCCGGATCCCGCTGCTGATCGTCGACGAGGTCGGCTACATCCCCTTCGAAGCCGAAGCCGCGAACCTGTTCTTCCAGCTCGTCTCCAACCGCTACGAACGAGCCTCGCTGATCGTCACCAGCAACAAGCCCTTCGGCCGCTGGGGCGAGGTCTTCGGCGACGACGTGGTGGCCGCAGCCATGATCGACCGCCTCGTCCACCACGCCGAGGTCATCTCGATGAAGGGCGACAGCTACCGACTCAAAGACCGCGACCTCGGCCGCGTCCCCGCAGCCACCAAGACCAACGACTGA